GGTGGCGCTGTCGGTGGGCTTTTTCGATTCCATCCGAACCGCCGCCATCCCATGAACCGCAGCAAAACGACACGCTGGCTCGATTGCTGCCATCATATCGACCTCGGAGAACGTTCGTCCGAACAGCTTCACCTGCTCGTGTTGGTGCTCTCTCAGCCACCACACACCGGCCGCCACTGACGCCGCTATCCCCGCCGATATCGGGGACGCGCAGAACACCTCTCTTGTTCGCGGCGGTGGCGTCAGGTTCGCGGCACGATACAGACCACGCATCGCTTTCCGCAGGGCCTTGCGATCCTCGTCTGTCATTGGATCCGTGCGCAGCGCTATCGCGATCCACCGATCGCGCCACGGCGCCAACTTCGCGCGGTGCTTCTCGGTCAGCGTGTAGAGTATCTTCATCTCAGTCCTCCACTCCGCGAACCATCTCGTCCGCCCATTCTCGCTGCCGCGTCACCTCGTACAGCCCTGGAGCCAGCCTGATCGTGTCATGCTCATCGTGCGTAAGACTCGCGCCCCGAGGAACGGACAGATACCTCCGACCGTCCAGCTCTCTGAGCTGCGCGGACTGCGCCGCTATCGCGTGAGTGTGTCCCGTAGCCGATCCGTGTGCGAGCACCACACCGGCCTTTGTTCGGCGCAGCAGTTTTGCGCCGTCCGGAATCGAGTCCACAGCCGTGATCAGAATGTCGCCCTGTCGATATTGTTTTGTCACCATGTCAATCTCCTATTGAGCATCATCGCTCGGTGCCCAGCCCCGGCATCGCTCCGGGTCTGTCGTCTGCGGCACCTCGAATCGAGTAGTCCGCAGCGCCGGGCAGACAACGCAGCAGGCCGCTGAGGGGGGGAGAGCGGTCTCTGCTGCGTTGGAAGTCATGTCAGGTGGGCTCTCCGTTCGGGCCCACGCCGGGCTCGTTCGTCGGAGAGACTTCCCCTGTCGCTGGGTCGTGAGTAGGGGACTCGGCCGCCTTCTTGATGCGGGCCATCGTCGCGTCGGCCAGGGACTTCAGCGTCTTGCGGTCATCGGCCGACAGAGCGGACCACGAGGCCTTCACATCGGCCCCGACTGCGCGGTAGGTTGCAGGGTCACTGCAGGACTCGTAGCGCTTGATCAGCTCGGCTGCTGCCACGGGAGCGCTTGCGGCTGCCCCCTGTGCCCACCTGGCGAGCTCGGCGCCGATGTCCTCGGACAGCTGCTTGGTGTCGGCGAAGAGCTGCTCGAACTGCCCAGGGATCTTGATGAGCAGCTTCTCGGCGAGCATCTCCGACTGCCAGGTAGGCGTGCCCTTCGCGCCCGGCAGCAGCAGGAACTTGAGCAGCAACTCGTAGATGAACTCCTGTCCCGCGAGCGCTTCGAAGCCCTTGTTGACGGGCTCTTTGCCGCGCTCGATCTTGAGCTTCTCCTTGGCTCGGAAGCAGAAGATGAAGTTCACCGGGATCTGCAGAATGGTGTTGATCATTCGGCGGCGCTCGCCCTTCGGCTTGCCCCACGCGCTCATCTGCGCGACTTCCTCACGGCACTTCCAGATCTTCGCCAGGCGCTCGGTCTCGGCCGCATGCATCTCCAGGACGCCTCCGGGCCCCTCGTGCTCGTGAGACATCGAGTCGACGATGATGGTTTTTGCCCCCTTGGCAACGCAGTGCTCGATCGCTGCGAGATAGTCGAGTGGGGAGAACGGCGCCCCGAAGGCGACGTGCCGGAACTTGAAATTCTCGGCGTAGTGAAGCGAGCGACGGCTCTCCGTGTCGATGAGGAAGATCTCCCCAGGGTCGACACGCTGGATGCCAGTCGCGAGGCGCAGAGCGCTGTAGGTCTTTCCAGTACCGCTTGGACCTACGAGGCCCAGGAGAAGCGGAGTCGCTTCGCGCACTGCAGGTTTGTCTTCGAAGGAACGCATTGCCATCTGAACCGCCTTTCACGCTGCGATGTACTTCGCCAGTTCCCATGCCGGCGCCTCGACGCGCACCGGCTCTGTCACGTAGTCGGACCACTGCCCACTCGCGAGGCATCGGGCCCAGGTGTCGATCGCCTTCTGCCACTTGAGCTGACCGAGCATGCGCATCGATCCGGCGCACTCGACCGGCGTTACGCAGTAGGGGGGCTCGGTCTCGCAGAACCAGAACACCATGCGGACGTGCCCGGCGAGCTCGGGGTGGATGTGCTCGATGGCCGACACATACGCGGCGGCCTGGATGTCGTATCCGAAGTCGATCATGTGCTTGACCAGCGTGTGTGGCCGAGCGTCCGTCGTGGTCTTCAGATCGCCGATCAGCGTCCAGTCGAAGGACAGGTGATCGAACCTTCCACGGGCCTGGATCTCCTCGCCCTCGCTGGTGGTCTCAGGCCAGAAGGCGGACACCTGATGATCGCCCGCATCGAGGTCGAATCCGAACGACGCGATCTTCTCGCGGATGGCCGTCACCGCGGTGATCGCTGCGTCGTACTTCGCCTTGATGACCGGGACCTGTCCGGCGGCGCGTACCAGGTCGCGGAGCTCCTGGGCGTGCTTGCTCTTGTAGTCAGGCACGTCGAGGACCTTGATGCCCATGCCGCCGCACAGAATGAGCGAGTCGAAGAGCTGCCCTCGATCCATCGCCGCGGTCTCACGCTCCTGCTCGGCGCCGAGCTTCGGGTGGTGCAAGCGCCCGTGCGCCGGGCTCCAGAGCGCCAGGTCGCAGGCCATGCTCTGCGACAGAGACGGCACCTCGCACGGGTCGGCGTAGTACTTTGCCGCCGGCATGTCCTTGACCAGCTCGACCTTCACGCCGCGACCTCCTCAGCGGTTCCAAACCGCTCCAGAGCGGCAGCCAGTTCGGCGATTGAGTCGACCGTCGCCGCAACCATCGCGATCGCTGCCTCGTCGTGCACCGCGGGGATCTCGATCGCTCTCAGGCGCCCGGCGTACTCCACCAGCTTGTCGCGGTCGGGCTTGAGGGCGTCGAGGCGAGACTTGATCTGCGCCTGCCGCTCTGCCTCAGCGACGCGGGCTTCCTCGGCAGCAACACGATCGCGCTCAAACTTCGCGGCCAGCTCCCGGGCCTCAGCTTCACGCACGCGCTCCATTTCGATCGCGGCCAGCCGCTCGCGCTCGATCCGATCGGCCTCCCTGCGCTGAGACTCCAGGGCGATGCGCTCGGACTCGATCTTCGCCCGCTCCGCTGCCAGCTTGGCGTCCGCGTCCGCACGCTCCCGGGCCAGCTTCGCCGCTTCCTCCCTGGCAACCATCTCCTGATGCGCCTTCTGTGCTGCGAGCGCAGCCTCCTGGACAGCGCGCTCCTCGGCGAGCTTTCGCTCCTCTGCCTCACGGGCAAGCCGGGCGCGCTTCTCTTCCTCTGCGCGGACGGCTGCGATCCGATCTTCCTCCGCCTTACGCGCAGCTTCCAGCGCGGCACGCTCAGCTGCCAGACGCTCAGCCTCGACCCTCTGCTGCTCCGCAATCGCCGCGAGCCGAGATTCCTCTGCCTTGCGCTCGGCTGCCAAGCGCGCCTCCTCTGCGTCGCGCTCAGCCTTGATGCGCGCCTCCAGCGCCGCCTTCTCGGCCGCTTCCTTCTCAGCACGAGCACGAGCTTTCGCGTTGTCGATCGCGTCTTTCTTCTCCTGGAGCTCGGCCTCGATTGGCTCGATCAGGACGGTGATCGCCTTGGCCGCGGCATCGACGCGCCGGCCGAAGTCGAGCGCGTCGGCCTTCAGTTCCTTGCGCCGCTTCTCCACGCTCACGCGGGTCGTGCGACAGTCGGCAATGGCGAGCCGGACTTCCTCGTAACCTTTCGGCGTGTCCGCCGTGAGCGACGCGTACGCCTCGCGCTTGGCGATGATCTGCGCCTCTGTTACCCCGTAGCTCACGACGAGATGCGGATCGATTGGGACGATCTGACTCATAGCTATCCTCCTATCTCTGCACGCAATCGCACCGGCACCAGACCGGCACGCGTCTACCAGCGACCACGATCCACTCGTGGTGCCCTCCCTCGCCGTGGCAGTCCTCGCAGGACGGGTCGGGCTCCTGCGCCTCGGTCCAATCCCTCCGACGCTCGTACAGGTCACCAAGGCCGAGCACGGCTACCATTCCCCTGCCCCCCACATCTGGCAGGCCTTCAAGCCCACCGACTCGCTCTCGTCCAGGCTCCTGGCTGCGTCGATGTCGCCGTGATCCTGCGCTGCTGTCCGAGCCTGCCGAACCGCACGCAGGTACCGGCGCAGCAGCTCTCCCTCGTGGCGGTAGCTCGGTGTCACCAGCGTGAGGTCGGCGGGGATCACCGGAGCCACTCCCCACTGGAGACCCACGCCCTCGCCATCGCCTCGACGCAGCGATCGACGTCGATCACCACCAAGCCAAAGTGCGTCATCCTGTGCTCGATGGCCTCGCGGATGACCGTCGCCGGGTCCGTCTCGATCCCGTCCGCCTCATCCACCAGCAGTGAGCACGACGCATTCCTGGCGAGCTCCAGTGCTACCAGAGGAGAGCCGAGGTCAGGCAGAGCAGCCGCGACCAGGGCAGCGACGCGCACGGTGCTGCGTCGCGGTGCAGGGGCGATCGAGAGGGCCATCACGGCTGCACCACCCGCGCGAACGCCTCTTGCGCCTCCGCTTGCGCTGCCTCGATCCCGATCCTCATCGAGGCGAGCCGGCGGTCCGCAGCGCGCAGCTCTTGCTCGCTGGAGTACGTCGGGACGTGCAGGAAGTCGGACTCGCCCAGGACCTGACGCACCAGGGCGGCTAGCGTCTGCTTGGCCTCGCTCTCGTAGCTCCAGCCTGCGGCGGTGGGGTACCATCGGGTGAGATCGGTTCTGCTCATGCCTCCGAGTATCTGACTTCTGTCAGCGTCTGTCAAGAGTCAGATAGCTCGTCCGATCGATCCGATAGAACAGCCGCGATTGTCAGCACTTCCACCCTACCCGTGACATTCATTGTCCTGGGTAGAGCCCCCCGCTCTTCCGTTTCGCCAGCGAGTGCATATCCTCAGACCATGATGATGCAGCGGGACATCGAGAGGGACGCGTCGGGGCTGTTCGCCCTGGGGGCTTGGTGATCTTCCATTGCTCGAACATGCTTTCCAGATCTGCCAGATACGTGCGCCTGTGCAAATCCTTGAGTCCTCTGTGCTCTACCGTCCGAGAGTACTCCTCCAGGAATGCAGCCGGTAGCCAGCCAGCCGCGAATTCGAGCACCTTGTCGAGTTCGGCGTTCCGTGTCGGGTGCAGCACGGGCGCAGCTTCCTCATAGATCGCCTTCGGATCGACACCGAGCGCCCTGGCGATTCCGAGCACCTTATCGATCCCTATGTTCAGCCGCTGCCCTTTCAGGATCCTTGATGAGTAACCCTTCGACAGCGGGGCGAGCTGCTCAAGCTTTCGACCACTGATCCCCTTGCTCGTCATGATCTCGCGCACGCGGTCGCCCAGTAGGGATCCCATGGGATCGAGTCCACACCGGGCCAACCCAGGACCGCAACCGCTGACTCTTGACAGGCTCTGACTCGTGTCAGATACTGCGTGCATGTCTACCTCGATCCCCGGCGCCGAACTGCTCCGCACTCGGCTCACCGAACGAAAGATCAGCCAACGACAACTTGAGCAACGACTCGGCGTCGCATCGGGCCTCGTCAGCCGCTGGCTCAACGGCGAGCGCAAGCCAGGACGTGAGCTCGCGCTGAAGCTCTCCAGCGTTCTGCAGATCCCCGTCCGCTCGTGGGACGAGCCCCTCGCCCGCACCGGCACCGACGACTGACCGACCTGCGCTCTGATCCCGGGTCAAGGCGCACGTGTCTCTACAGCAGGAGGATCTCATGGCTCAATCGATTCCACTCACCAACGATGCCCGTGCCAGGTACCTGCAGCGAGTCCCGTCGCGGCTGAATTGCGTGCCTGAACCTGAGCGCATTGCTGCGCAGATCGTCAGTGACGCGATCGGTGAGACGCCCCTGGAGCAGGTGGCGATCGGTGCGGGTATGAGCGCAGGCAGCCGGCCGAAGATCGGCCGGTGGATGACAGCGGATTGCAGCCCGGGCCTGGTCCACCTGGTGCGCCTAGCGGCCTCGAAACCAAGCCTCGTCGAGGCGATCGCGCGAGCCCTGCTGTCGCTGTGCACCAAGCCCCGGCACGTCGCCCGGGCGATGCAGGACCGCGTCTGCCACGCGCTGCAGGAGCTCGGGCACGTATCGCACGAGGTGACGATGGCGCTGGCTGACGGCGCCGTGGACGAGCAGGAGCGCCGGGCGATCCGGCGCGAGATCCAACACGCGCGCGACGTGCTCGACCAACTCGAGCGGGACGTGGACGCGCAGGTGAGGAGGTAGGCCGTGGAAGATATCCTTGATGCTGTCGCCTCGATCGTCGAAGCATTGAAGCCGCTCACAGCGCCATCGCGTGATCGCGCGCTTCGTGCTGCCGCGATCCTGCTGGATGATCCCGAACCTGCACCCTCGCGCAAGCCCATCCCCGTGCTCGTCCAGCGCGTGAAGCCCGCCATCCCAAAAGCGAGTGGCACGCGGCGATCAGGGCAGTCCAGCAAAGGGGCAAAGCGTCGCGAACGCGGAACGTGCCCCGACCATCGCGACCAGATCCTGCGCCTGCTCAGCAAGGGTCCGATGAGAGCAGCCGACCTGATGGGCAAGCTCGGGATCCAGCCGACAGTGGGGGACAACCCGACGAACAACTGGGAGTGGCGAGTCAACATCGTCAAGCTCCAGCAGGACGGGAAGGTCAAGTGCGAGAGGAACGGATCGCACGTGACCTGGAGCCTGACCTGACATGCCCGTCGTGGGCAGAGGTCCGATGGTGCCCCTGCATCGTCCAGGCCCGCGGCTTCGAGCGTCGATTCAACGACGTGATCGCGGCCGTGCGCTGGAAGCGTCGAAACCTGGGTTGCGCGGGAGTCGTCGTCCGGGAGTCGGATGGGATGGAGCTGACGCGGCGGCCTGGTGCTGCTGCCCAAAGGAGCACTGATGGATAGCAAGCAATCGATACTCGACCTGCTCACGCCTCTGGCGCAGGGCAACAACCTTCTCATCCGTACGGCGGCGGCCCTGGTGATCGGTCCCGAGCCCGCGGCGTTGCCTTCCCCGCCCGATCCCGCGGCGATCACAACGAGCGAACCCTCGACGCTCCCGGCCCAAGATGACCCAAAAGACGACACCCTGATCGAAGCGATCATGGCTGCGCTCGAGCGGGTCGAAGGAAAGGGAATGACCTCGCGCGAGCTCGCGGGCAAGGTGCAGGAGCACGTTCCGGGGGCGGACAGTGTCCCTGCTCATCAGCGCTACAAGTTCCGCAACACGCTGACGAAGCTGGTCAAGGACAAGCGCCTTTGCCGGCTTGCGAACAAGGATCCAAAGAAGATCCGGTACTGCACGGCAGCATTTGCCGCAGAGACCCCGTAGCCGTCCTGCATCGGGGACGACGTCTCGGAATGCACTGCTGCGCCTCGATGGCGCACACGGCGATGAAGCGAAAGTACCCGGACGGCGCGGTCGTCGTTCGGCTGAGTGACGGAATCACACTCGCTCGCAAGTCGAGCACAGAAACGGAGGCAGATCATGGGCAGGCCGAAGGGTTCGAAGAATCGCAAGAAGAGCAATGGGAAGTCCCAAGCGGGGACACCTTCTGTGACGACGACGCCGGAGACGACTGATGTCCAGGCGGGCAAGGAGCAGGAGCAGGGCGAGACTGAGGTGGCGCCGGGCGAGGGCGTGGTTGGTGAGGGTACTCAGGAGGATCCTGCAACCAATCCGGCCCTGAATCCGAATGAACAAAAGGGGACTTCCGCTGAACAGACCGGACCCGCTGATGAACAAAGCCCCCTCGACGAACACAAGTCGGAGCCCGCCTCGAAACCGGTAGGCGATGATCTCGTCAAGCGCCTCGACGAAATGAACGCCAACATCCGCTCACTCTGGCATGACCGCGCGCTGGAGAAAGTGGCGGCCGCCGACGACGCCAAGGAGCACTCGGACGAGATCAAGCGGATCGAGAAGGCCATCGACGACCTGGTCAAGCGCGTCGACGAGCTCGATGTGGACGAGGTCATCCACCGCGATCGCGGCATCGTCGAATATCGCTCGCGCTCGACCGGAGCCCTGCTGCGCACCCGCGCGCTCACGTTCGCCGAGCGCCAGGAGAAGCTCGACGTGCAGGGCGCGATCGGCAATCGCCCCATCACCGTCGCGCCTCCGAAGCCCACCTTTGACCAGCTGCAGGACGGCAAGGTCTGGGAACACGACGAGTATGGATGCGTGCGCGTGCTGGCCGTGCTCGACGGATCGGTGCGCGTCCGGACCGAGGACCTCGACGAGGCCGACGAAGGGATTGAGATCGGCGCGGCGGACTGGAACGCTCACAGCGCGTATCCGCGCGAGGTCCCCGAGCTGGAGATTGGGCAGCGCTGGCACGTGACCGACCTCGACGGGACGATCACCGTACTCGACGACGTGGCCGCGTGCATCGCATGGGACAAGATCGAGACCCCTGGTCGCGTGTCTCGCCTCAGATTCTGTGCCGAGGGAGCCAAGCTGATCATCCCGATCGCGGTTGCCGTGGGCGATCGCCTGTGGCTCGACGACAAGGCCGGGCCCGTCGTGGAGGTGCTCGCCAATGAGGTCGACGGCCACATCCTCTGCCACCGCGAGGACACGGACGTCGACGAGCAGATCGAGGCGGATCGCGTGCGGCGAGGCGACGTCATGCTTCCAGCGCAGGCTGACGACAAGAAGAGGAAGTCCAAGAAGAGCGGCGCTGCAGCTGCGGAGGTCTGAATCATGACGAGGCGCATCGACGTTGTAGGGCAGCGATTCGGTCGGCTTGTCGTGCTCGCCGATGCGCCCATTCCATTTCACGTTCGCACCCGTAACAGGCGCGTTCGCGTTCGGTGTGATTGCGGCAACGAGCGCGTGACGTGCTTAGGCAACATCAAGGCTGGTATCGCGCGGTCGTGCGGGTGCGCCGGGATCGAAAAGCTCGTCGCGCGCAGCAAGACACATGGGGGCACGGTCGGGCGCAAGACGGCGCGTTGGTACGTGTCGTGGGCGCAGATGCTTCAGCGCTGCACCAACCAGAATCACAAGGATTGGGCGGACTACGGAGGACGAGGGATCACGGTGTGTGTTCGCTGGTTGAACGCCGCTCAATTTTTCGCCGACATGGGAGAGCGACCAGCGGGCTACACCATCGAGCGCCTCGACAACTCGCGCGGCTATGAGCCGGGCAACTGCGTGTGGACAACGCGCCACGATCAAAGCCGCAATCGTCGGCAGAACATCAACGTAGTGTTTCAGGGTCGGAGCATGTGCCTCGCGGATGCCTGCGAGGCAGCAGAGCTCGGCTACATGCACACCTACGATGGTATCACGCGTCGCGGACTGACATTCGACGAGATCCTGCAGGAGGCCGGTCATGCCGCGTAATCCTTGGCCCCACCAGGTGCGTGCCCGCGAGGCCATCGAGGAAGCCTATCGTGCTGGGAAACGCTCAATCGTGTGCACTCTCCCCACCGGCGGCGGCAAGAGCTACCTATTCAGCCTCATCGCCGGTGGCGGAGTGGTCAAGGGGTTCCGCTGGCTCGTGTATGTGCACAGGGACGAGCTATTGGACCAGGCTGTCGAGGGATTCAAGGCCATTGGCCTGAACCCGGGCGTGATTGCCGCCGGATACCCCCGTACCGAGTCTCTCCTGCAGGTCTGCAGCATCCCGACCGTGCTTGCCCGCGGCGAGATGCCGCCGGCTGACGGCGTCGTATTCGATGAATGTCACCACGTAGCCGGCGCAGAGAAGTGGTCGGCTCTTCCCCTGCACTACCGAGAGCGGAAGTCCCTTGTCTTGGGATTCACCGCAACGCCCGAGCGCGGCGACGGGATCGCACTCGCCAACGTCTTCGATCACCTCATCGTGGTCTGCCAGCCGTCGGATCTGATCGACCTCGGCGTGCTCGTCCCCGCTCGCATCATGCACCCCCCGCGTCAGTCCAAGGCGCTCGCCATGTCGCCCCTGGAGTTCCACACCCGATATGGACAGGGTCGCAGGTTTATCGTCTTCGCCGCATCGGTCAAGCACAGCAAGGATCTTGCCCACGAATTCAGCGCTGCGGGCTACCCATGCGCGAGCGTGGAGGGAACCATGCGCCCCGCGGACAGGCAGGCGATCATTGCTGCATTCCGCCGTGGCGATCTGCAGGGGCTCACGAACGTATTCTGTCTGACCGAGGGTTTCGACGTCCGACCCGTCTCCGAGGTGATTACTTGCAGGGCGTTCGTTTCTCCAGGACCAATGATGCAGGCGATCGGCCGTGGCGCAAGGGCATGTCCCGAGATCGGCAAGGCCGACCTCATCGTCGGCGATCTGCGCGGCTGGAGCCTCGACCCTTCGATCGGCCTTCCCGGCGACGATCGCGAGTTCTCCCTCAGTGGTAGAGCCATCTCGACCAAGGCCGGCGCCGACCCAGTACGGCAGTGCCCTTCGTGCTTTGCGATGTTCCGCAGCTCGGAGTTCATCGACGCAGCCTGCCCCGCGTGCGGATGGATCACCCGCGGACGCCCCAACCCGGCGATCCGTCGGCAGGCCATGAGCGAGCACGCCGCGGCTGAATCGACAGAGGACCGCGCCCATTACCTCGGACGGTGCGTCGTGTCCTGCCTCCTGGACGGCCACGAGCTCGGGCAAGCCAGGTGGCTCTACGTCGTCAAGTACACGGCGCCCGAAATGCTCCGGCGCAAGGTCAGGCAGGCGTATCGGTGGCCGAACAAGGCCACGCTCGAAGCCTCCGGGCACGACGCCGCGAAGGAAGTTCTGCGCGAGGTCGCCATGTACAACATGGTCCGGCACGCGTCGCTCAAGCCCGTCATCACCGGCATCCCAGGCAAGGAGCGCAAGGACCGGCCGTGGGTCGACACGCGCGGGCTGGTCGACCTGATACGCCAGGCCCTGGTGACGGGCTCGGCTGAGGGCGACGTCAGCGGGCGCACCATCACTGTCGAGATGGTCGACCAGGCGGCGCAGGGGAGGACCGGGACATGAACCACGGCGGCCTCATCGATATCGGTGCAGTCATCGCAGGAGAGCGAACCTGGGCAGTCGTTCACGCAGATTGCCTAGACGTGATCCCGATGGTGCCGCCGGAGTTTCGCCGCATCGTGGCAGCAGACCCGACATACGGCTACGGGTCGTATCCCAGCGACAAGGACATCACGCTGCAGATGCTCCGGGCCGTGCAGGGCTGGACTACGCTCGCTCTCAAGGGCTATGCGCAGGACCTCTACCGTTGGCTGCACGCGGCAGGGGTTGAGAGCGTCGAGGAGTGGGTTTGCTGGTACCCGACGAACCACGCGTGCAAGGCCAACGGCAACGCGAAGGGACTGCCCCGGTTCCACGAGGACTGGGCGGTGTGCGGCGAAGTCCCAGGCTCTCGGGACATCATGCGTCCGCGCGCCGATCACAAGGTCTCGCAGCGCATCAACGAGCTGCACCGCACCAAGCACAAGGACCACGCGCGCAAGTACGACCCACGAGGCGACGCGCGTGAGGGCGACGTTTGGACCGACCCGAGCCCAGGGATTGCTTTCCAGGCCCACCTGCGATTGCACCCGAATGAGATGCCGATCGGTGTGGCAATCAAGCTCGTCCAGCTGATCAGCCATCCAGGCGACTGCATCTTCGACCCGTTCGCTGGCTCGTTCTCCCTGGGCGTCGCATGCGTCAGGCTCGGGCGCCGGTACATCGGGGTGGAGATCTCGCAAGAGTGGGCCGACCAGGGCCGTGAGCGCCTCCAGGCGGAGTCCGAGGGAAGCACCCTGGCGGCTCGCAAGGCGGGCCAAGTCCCGCTGTTCGGAGCCCCCCGATGACCTCCCCCGCTATGCTCGACGAGCTCGACCAGCGCATTGCTGACATGAACGACGAGCTGCAGCGCCTGCATGGCCTGCGCGCTCGCCGGATGCTCGCTCTGAGGCTCGTCGAACCGGACATCATCATCCGTCGCCAGAAGGCAGACCGGACCCGGGAACATAGCCTGCTGGTCAACAGCGCCTGTGCTGCGCTCGGCTCCAAGCTCGATCTTCGCATCGCCAAGATGCAGCCAGCCGGCGAGCCGACTGCGTCTGGTCGTCCCCAGCACTGCGGCCCCCCAGGCCTCGCCGACATCTGCGGGATCCTGTGCATGCAGGTCGTCGCGCATCGACGACTGCAGCGCATCGGCCGCCTGTTCTGCCTCGAGGCGAAAACTGGGAACGCCCGCCAGTCGCGTGTCCAGATCGCGATGATGAGGATCGTGCGCGGCCTCGGGGGCTTCTACGCCGTATTCCGCACTGTGCCAGACGCAGAGGCCGCCTACGAGCGAGCCAAGATGGGATGGAACGAATGACCACATCGAACACCATCGCCCGCATCATCGATCGCGACTTGACGGTCGAGATCAAGATGCCGCCTGCACCCACGAAGTTCTGGACGCCTCCGACGTGGACGAAAAACAGGAAGCCCACCTACGAGGAGCGCCTCGGGCTCATCGATCAGATCCTCGTCAAGCTGCCGAAGGTGTCCCGATGATCTCCCTGCTGTTCCACCGCTTCGACCTCGCTTGGACCTGGGCCTGCTGGCTGCTCGGATTTGTTGCGACAGGGAGGGCTTTCCGTGGCTGATCCGACCCCTGAGAACGCAGCCGCCCTTGCCGGCGCCGTGTGGCTCAACTCGAGAGTTGCTAGGCATCCCAACGAGAATGACCTATCCAGTATCGCCAGTCGCCTCTATCCGCACCTGGATAGCCTCGCCATCGTTCGCGCGTGCGTACCGATCGCCGAGTCGGTCCAATGGGTTCTGTCGTGCAGGAGTAGAGCATGAGAGCTGTGCGGAGCGAACCCGAAACGCAAGACGACGATCGTCCGTTGCCTCCCCATGACCTGGACGCCGAGGCCACGGTCATCGTCACCGCTGCGTCGTCGCGTCCACACCTGATGCGTGCTGCTCCCATTGCACGCCCAGAGCACTTCTACTCCTGGGAGAACGGAGAGATATGGAGGGCAATTCTCGACCTTGCCGCGCAAGGCAGGCCCACAACTGAGATCACCATCAAGGAGGCCGTGATCCGTGGTCATGGCCGTCGCGAGGTCGACCCGAAGTACATCTCTGAGCTGCTCATCAACACGCCTTTCCTCAGCGACATCGAGGAGCACGCCAGGATCATCGTCTCCAAGTGGCAGGTGCGGCAGACCATCTCGGCAGCGCAGAGAATCGCAGCCGAAGGATTCGGAGTCAACGGTGCGAGCAAGGAGTATCTGGAGCGGTCGGCTATCCTTATTCGGGATGTTGCCAAGACCGAGCAGCAATCCGAGATCCTCGACGCCTCTGCCATCTTCGCGCCCCTTGAGCCCATCAAGTGGGTGTGCAAGGAGCTTTGCATCGGACCAGGCAGGCCTACCCTCTTCGTAGGATACGGATACAGCCTCAAGAGCTACTCGCTGCAGTCGCTGGCCGAGTCCGTGGCAACCGGCACGAAGATCTGGGGCGAGTTCCGCTGCGCCAAGGGCAAGGTGCTGCACATCGACTACGAGCAGGGCAAGCAGGCCTCGCGCGAGAGATATCAGCGCCTGGCGTTCGGCTCTAGCCTCCAGTACGCCGATATGTCTGGGCAACTCGAACTCACGTGCTTCCCGTCCTGGTATCTGACCAGCCCATCCGCGGAGGCTGAGCTCGAACGGCTCTGCACCGGCACGTCGCTGTGCATCATCGACAGCTTCACGGCAGCGACCCCCGGAGTGGACCAGATCGACTCTCGCGTACGCACCTACCTCGACTTGCTGACACGCATCAGCGAACGCACCGGATGCGCGTTCATCGTCATCCACCATTCTGGCAAGGGCGGTGGCGACAAGGACAAGAGAGAGCAGTCCCGCGGTTCATCAGCCATCTTCGACGCATGCGGGACCGTGCTCAACATGAACGGACCCAAGCCTTTCGAGCCTGTCCAGTGCGAGATCGTCAAGACTTCAGCCAACGCAACCGGCAAGATCGCGAAGATCAAGTTCTACCTCGCACCGTCCGACATCGCTTCGGATGATGGAGCGAACGACAAGGCGGGCATCCGGATTGAATACCAGCCAGAGGAGGTTGTTGAGCAACCGGAGGCGCCGAGAAAGACGTTCACGAAGCTCCGCACGATCATCGAGCCCGTGCTCCGAGCGCATCCTTCCGGACTCACGACGCGAGAGGTAATCGCTCTCCTCAGGCGGGATGGGCACAAGGGACGCTCCCAGGACATCTCCACGGCGCTCAGGGCAGGAGTCGTCGAGGGATGGTGCGTCGAGGGAGTCAAGGGCGTCGGCAGGGGCGGAGGAAAGGCGTGGGGGCTACCCGAGCATTCAGGACGCGACGCGTCAGAAGGGGAGTCCTGAAGTGTATCCGAATCTGTATCCGAACCGTATCCGAACCGTATCCAGGACACAGTTGGGAACTGTATCCCGAACTGTATCCGGACGTATTAGAATACGTCCGGGATACGGTTTCGGGGGCCCTCGTTCCCTGCGAACTGTATCCGGGTATTTGGGGCGCGTCATAAAGGCAGAAGATCTGGTCTCGACCCCACAGCCCGGAGGCGGCCCGACGGATAGGTCAAACGCCCGGACCGACCTGGTAGGGTCTGGATCGTGGCAGCAGGAAAAAAGAGCGGAACGTACATCGACCCGGAGCACATGGCGACGGTCGTGCTCGATGCCGACCTGCTCGGCGTCTCGAAGGCAGCCAAGGCGCACCGAATCAGCGTCACTACAGTGGGAACGTACAGACGGCGGATTCGGAACGAACCCGAGGCCTTTGCGATCCTCGTCGCTAAAAAAAGGGATCTCGAAACCAGGTGGCGCACAGCCCGGGTCAACTTCCTGCTCCGCGCCGTCGCTCGCCTCGACGAGCTGCTGCCGAAGATGCAGCAGGACCAGGCTCGCGACATCGTTGGGGCAATCAAGATCCTCGGTGAGCTCCACACCGAGCAACAAGTCTTTGTGGACGATCTAGCCAATGAGCGTGCTGCAAGTCGTCCAGAAGATTCGCCGGCTGCGCCGCCTGCGCCAGATGGTGCTGGAGGAACGGAGCCGCCCCCGTTGCACTGACCGCATGGAGCGGCCCTATGAATCGCTGCTCGACTTCATCCCTCGTGTCACACCCCGATGGGACCGCCCAAATCACCTGGCGGACATCGCCAACCTGTTCGAGCGCATCCTGCGCGGCATCTCCGTCTTCGCGCTCGTATCGGTGCCTCCGCAACATGGAAAGACCGAAGTCATCCTGCACGGAATTGCGTGGCTTCTCAGGTATCTGCAGCGCATCCAGATCGGCTATGTGACATACGCCGACCGAATCGCTCGCAGGAAGAGCAAGCTTGCGCAGCGCTATTCGATAGCCGCGGGCACGCACCTTGAGAGCGAAGCTCTCTCGGCATGGGGAACGTCGACTGGCGGCGAGCTGCTCGCGACGACGATTGGCGGGCAACTCACGTCCGAGGGATTGCAGCTGCTCATCGTCGACGACCCGCACAAGGGCCGAAAAGACGCCGAGTCCAAGGTTCAGCGCAACGCTGTGCACGACTTCATGACATCGACCGCTCTTCCTCGCGTGCATCCGGGCGGCTCGGTCATCGTGGTGCACACCAGGTGGCACGAGGACGACTGCATTGGACGCCTCTCCAAGCAAGTCGACGACGATGGGAATCCGGTGTGGGAGGTCATAAACAAGCCAGCGATCGATGATTCTGGAAACGCACTGTGGGAGAAGCGTCGGCCGATCTCGTGGTTGGAGAAGCAGCGCCGGCTCGTCCTCGCCTATGACTGGGAATCGCTGTACATGGGACGGCCACGTCCTCGAGGTGCCAAGGTCTTCCGGGACGTCGTGTACTACGAGCAGCGGCCCCGTATCTATCGCGTAGCGATCGGAGTCGACTGCGCGTACACGTCAAAGACCCGAGCGGACTGGAGCATCGCCGTCGTACTCGCTGAGGCTGAGGGAATGTATTACGTACTCGACTGCTACCGAGGACAGGTAGAGTCCCCCGTGTTCGCCCGTGTGCTCAAGGGATTCATGCTAGCCTATCCGGGAGCGGCGATGCTTTGGTACGGTTCCGGAGCCGAGTCGGGCATCGCGCAGCACTTCGTCAACAGCGGCGTTCCGCTCGCGTACGAGAGCGCGGTCACCGACAAGCTCGTTCGCGCAACGCCCGTCGCGTGCGCGTGGAACGCGGAGACGATTGCGGTACCGAGGAACGCGGCCTGGCTGGTTGACTTCCTCGCGGTCATTCTCGGATTCGCTGGGACGGGCGAAGAGTGCGACGACGATGTGGACGCGCTCGCAGCGGCGTACGACCTGCTCGATGCTGGGTCTGGGAGAGTAGTGGGTGGGGCAACTGGGGAGCGCCAATCGGCTGACACAGGAGGGTTCTGAGCATGGTCACCAAGAAGCGTGAGACGAAGCAACAACGCATCGACAGGTGCAGCGGGCGGAAGACGGGGGAGGCCTGTATGGATATGTCCTGCAAGGATCGATCTGAATGCCCGCGATACGCGGGGAACGGGCCCGGCGTGCCAGGATCTGTTGTTGCGCCCCCCCTCTCGCTCGTCGCGCAGGCCGTCCACAACGCCGGCGTCGTGTGCGGGTACCGCCAGGCGCTGGGGGCGATTTCCGAGAATCTCCGCAAGCAGGCGGCGGAGTGGCGCGCGCGGGATGGCAAGATGCGAATCGTGGCGAAGTTCTGGAAGCCATTCGACAGGGCGGAAGCGCTTGAGTCGATGGCAACGGTCATCGACACCCAGAACGCAGCCCAGGCCCAGCAGGAGCAGCAGCTCACCCGAGTGGCAGAGTCCATGCTCGCGGTGGCTGGGGGTGGGAAGTGATCCGCTGTCATGAATGCGAGTTCTGCCACGACGAGGGGTGGGACGAGGACGCGCAGCGCGAGGACTACTACTGCCGCCGCTTGAACCTGCGAGATCTTGCGATGGCTGACCACCAGGACTGCCCGCACTTCCTGGCGAGTCGAGTTCCGCCCATCAAACCGAACGACCAGCCCCCGCAGGTATAACCGCGCCATGGTTGATCTCGCAGTGCGCACGACGTCCGACGGGCAATTCTGGCTCGACACCAGAGCACTGCAGGAGCGCATCTTCGGCGGAGGGGAGGTTCCCGAGACGGACGCTTGGTATCGCCGATACTTCGGACGCAGCCTGACGCCATCGACGATCGAAGAGGTCCTGCGCAGAGCCGAGTCCGGCTACATGCGCGACCTGACGGACCTGGAGAGTGAGATCGTCGGCATTGACGGTCATCTGTTCAACGCGGTCGGTAAGCGATTCCCTGCGCTCGCATCGGTCGACTACGACGTCACCCCAGCAACCGGCCCAGGAATCGATCCAGCGAAAGCGCAGCAGTGCGCGGAACTGGTGCGACAAGGGGTCTCGCAGATACCGAACCTGCGACAGGCGATCGTCGACCTCACCTGGGGACACTTCCACGGACGTTCATCGATCGAGAAGCAATGGATCTTCAAGCCCGGTGCGGCCCTGAAGTGGTCGATCTCCGAGCTGAACTGGATCCACCCTCGCCGCCTGTCGTTCGGGCCCGAGCGGGAGCTGCGCCTTGTCGACTCGATGTTCTACACCGGCTATTTCAAGGCCGTTGGCTTCGACCTGCGCAGCATCCCGTTCAAGTGGATCCAGTTCACGCCCAGGCTGCGAAACGAGTATCCAGAGCGCGAGGGCATCGGGCCGATCTGTCTGTACTGGGCATACTTCAAGCGGTTCTCGACGCGCGAGCGGCTGATCCTGATGGAGGTCTTCGGAAAGCCGTGGAGGATCATCGAGGTCGAGAAGGATGCCCGCGTGCAACCGGAAGCCCTCGATCGCGCGAGGGACACGGCAGACAAGCTGGGAGCGATGGCATCCGCACAGATGCCCCCCGGTTTCAGGCTCAAGGTCGAGCAGCCCGGCGACGGAGCCGGAGAAGTGCACGACGACGTGGTCGGGCAGGCCAACGACGAGCTGTCCAAGATCGTCAACGGCCAGACCCGAACGAGCAGCGCGAAGTCAGGCGCTGGCCTCAACGCGTCCGCGGATGAGGTAGCGGCGTCCGAGCAGGATCAGATCCTGAGCGCGGACGGGTGGCGCCTTTCCGCGGTGCTGACTGAGCAGCTCGCGCGGGACTTCGTTGTGCTCAACCGCGGGCCGGAATGGGCCTCGTACACCCCGAGCATTCTGCTTCGCACGCAGAGGCAGGTGCCGCGCAAGGAGCAGATCGACAACACGACCAAGACCCTCGCGATGGGCGTGCCGCTCAAGCTCGACGAGGTCTACGAGCGCACCGGGTTCGAGAAGCCTGCAGAGGGCGACGCGACGGTGCAGCTCGTCAACGCTGGCGATCGCGACGCGTTCGGCAACGCGACCAGCGTAACCAAGACCGTCATCATCGATCCGACGAAGCCCCCACCCGTTCCGCCTCGTCAGCCTGCGACTCCTGCTCCCCCCCCTGGTGCGCCGACGGCAGATCCGCAAGCTCCTGCACCACCTGCACCACCTGCACCACCGGCTCCGCCGGCGTCCCCCGTGAAGGCCTCAACCGCAGCAATGCCCGATCCGACACCGGCCGAGATGCTCGCCGCGAAGCTAACCGACGCAGGGGTCGACCGATGCGAACACGGAAGCCTGAACCGTTGCAGGCTCTGCGGGGTAGAGCGGGTGCGCGACTTCGACGTCATCGACGGCGAGACGGTGTGGAAGGTGGCCTGGAAGGCGATCGATCCGACCCCCGCTGGGACAACGACTGCAATGTCGATCACAGGCGGAGAGCTCGTCCTCGCTCGGCACCTGAACGACGCGATTCGATCGATTGCCTCGCACGGTGATTTGGTCTGCAAAGCAAGGCAACCCGACTCGGCGAACGGCACCCCGGAGGCGCTGATCGATCGTGGCGTGCGCGACACCGCGCGCGAGACCGCTCGATGGGGCGCGCAGCTGATCGACGCGACCGAGGGGATCGACACCGCTGGCGGCATCTTCGAGGCACTCAACCGGGCCGCCGCTCGCTTGCCCCTCGCCACGTTCGCCAGGACGGCCGAGCGCAAGATCCTCCATGGGCTGATGCTCGGAGCCTTGGATTCTCTTTGGGAGCGAGAGAGCGACGAGCTTGTTCCGCTCGAGTCGTTCGCAACCGTGCGCGAGATCGTGCTCATGTCGCCCCAGGTAGAGCTTCCGTTCGCCGAGCAGCCCTTCGACAGGGCCGTGCGGATGTTCCGATCGAAGACGGTCCTACCTCGCGACACGTTCGAACAGCTCTCGGCAGCGGCGAAGCGTAGGGCTTTCACGATCGCCCGGCTCGCTCGCCAAGACCTGCTTGCCACCGCGCACGCCGAGCTCGCGCGCATGATCGAGTCGGGTCAGAACGCGATGGTGACGGGTGAAGGCCCCACCCTCGGGGAGTTCAAGAAGTTCGCCGCGGCCAGGCTCGAGTCGGCGGGATGGGTTCCGGCGAATCCGTCGCACGTTGAGACCATCTACCGAACCAACGTGATGGGGGCATACGGCGACGGACGCAAGGCCGAGATGACCCAACCCGATGTCCTTGCAGCGCGCCCGATCTGGCAGGCGCGCGGCGTAGGTGATTCACGCACCAGGCCTGCGCACAAGGCGGCGCACGGGCTGTGCTTCGCCGCTGGCGACGCTTCCTGGCCGCCCACGCCTTGGGGCTTCAATTGTCGCTGCAGGATTGTGTCACGTTCACAGCGTTGGCTCGCCGCTGCAGGCAAGGCTCTTTCACCGCCGCCCGCAGGTATCCCCGACGAGGGATTCGATGCTGGCGAGGGCTCGCTCCTGGGCATGATGGCAGCCGAATAGCCATCGGCTCAAACGCAACGGCCTCGGGCCTATCTTCGCCTCGATGAAGCGCCCAGCCCGTTTCCTGCAGTCACGCAAGGCCGATGGATTGATCCTCTCCGGGCTGATGTTCGGCAACCCTGTCGAGATCACCGAAAAGAAGGTCGAGCTCGGAAAGCCCCTGTGGATCAACATCGCGTACGAAGGAGAATTCAAGGGCCACCCGTCGTCACCCGATGGAGCTGTGTTCAACGAGGAGCTATTCGACAAGCTCATCGCGAACGTCCACTCGCACCCGAAGTTCAAGGCGGGCCCCGACGGCGTGGGCACCCAGCGAGTGGTTCCGACGGACTACGAGCACAACTCGGAGCGAGATCCTTCGAGCGGGTCAATTCCAGCCGAGGGCGCCCCGTCCCCTGCGTGGGTCTGGGACATTCGCAAGAGCCGGGACGCGAACGGCCGGCTCAACCTCGATGCTCTCACCGAGATCTCGTCACCAAAACTCGTCGAGCAGATCAACACGAGCGGATACCGGTTCACGTCGGTGGCGATCTGGGGCAACGCGACCGACGGCACCACCGGCGAGAAGATCGGGCCAGTGCTCACCTCGTTCGCGTTCACGAACCACAATTTCTTGCCGGATCTACACCCAATTCTCGCCAGCGCCTGGGTATCTCGCGCCGAGTCGCCGGAGGAAGTCGTCATCGGTCTGCGCGACATCTTCCAGCTGCCGAGCGAAGCTACGGCGGAGCAGGTGTCCGCAGAACTGGTGGAATTCGCAGCGCGGATGATTGATGGGACCCTGCCAGAAGGCGTCAAGGCCTGCGACGTGATCGATCGTCTCCGCTCGCTTCTCGGAATTCGTCTGCTCGCGTCGAACGACGAGGTGTTGGAGGCAGCACGTCAAATGCTGGCAGGGGCGGGATACACCGAGGGGGAACCCGGCAACGCGCCGACCAAAACGCAGGAGCAAGTCGACATGACCCTCAGCACCAAGCTCGCAAAGCTGTTTTCCTGCCGCGATTCGGAGGAGTCGATCCTCATGGCCGCGGAAGACACGTCGAAGACGGCCACCGCGAGCACAGACGCACTCAAGCAGCTGCAGGACATGTTCGGCAGCAAGGACGTGCAGAGCCTGATCAAGGCCGCGGGTGAGCAGATCGCGATGGCCGAGAAGGTCAAGGGGCTCGTCGAGGCGCTCAAGACCGCAAACGACTCGATGGGGCAGATGGACGACGCGATGGCAGAAGCAGAGGTCAACGCGGTCGTCGCGAGCATGACGCACGACATCGCCGACCAGAAAGCACGCGCGGCCACCGCGGCGAAGATCAAGCCGGGTGTGCTCGCGTTCCGCAAGAGCTGCACGGGCGAGGTCGAGATGTTCGGGCTCAAGGTCAAGCGAGTCGACGCGGCGAAGCTCGGCGAGTTCCGCGAGACCTACCCCCTGCCTCCGGCCGAGCTCGCCCTGCTCACCCAGCGCATCTTCGCCGCTCCTGGAGGGCAGCAGGTGCAGATGAGCGTCGACGCGCAGGGCCGCATGACCCAGGGAGCGCTTCCCCCGGCTCAGCGCGGTGCAGAAGGCGACGACCGAGCCGCGAAGCTCAAGGGCCTGCCCGGGCGCAACAACACCGAGAAGGCCATGGCGCTGCTCACCAAGGAGCGTGCGGACTTCGCCTCGATGGATCGACTGGACCAGGTGCAGATCGCGTCCGCGTGGCTGCGTGGCGAGTCCGATTAGCACGAGATTTTGAGGGGCAACTGAGCGACTGAGCACGAACGATTGACGACGACACGGAGACTTCAACATGGCTGAGACCAAGCGCACCCGCGATTACCCGACCTGCTACGCCAACGGCTACAACGGGACGGGGACTGCCATCGTCAAGGGATACGTGCTCAAGGACGATGCGACCAACACCGATGGCGTCGCCCTTGCGACGGCCAGCACCGACACAATCGTCGGCATCTCCACAGAGACGATGACGGACGCGATGACCACGTCCTACCAGAGCGATGGAAAGGCGCTGGTCTACTCCGGCGGCGTCATCGCAAAGGGAGACCTGCTCACGGTCGACTCGACCTCGCGCGTGGTCAAGGCCTCGGCTCCGTCGACAACCGCGCAGAACTACGTCGGCCGCGCTGTCACTGCCGCTGGTGCGGCTGGCGTGCTGGTCGAGGTCGAGCTGTTCAAGGTCCAGCAGTCCTGGATCGGAGCCTCGACGGTCGCGACCCGCACGGCCCTCAAGGCCCTGGCGGCGGCCGACCGGTACAACGGCCAGCTGGTGCTCGTACAGGAGGACAACTCGCTGTGGAGGTTCAACTCCGCGTCGAGCGCGACCGAGGACACTGCCGACGAGTTGGTGCAGACCCCGGGCGCCGGGACCGGTCGTTGGATCCGCGCTGACAAGGCATTCGTCCTGCGCATCCCGATCAGCTACGCGAACACCGACGCGCAGGCGATCGAGACCATCCCTGCCGCGATGACTTTGCGCCTCGCTGGCCTTCCGTATTGGGACGTGACCACTGGCTGGACAGGTGGCACAGCGTCTGCAATCGGCATCTCGACCTCGCTCACGGGCTACGACACGAAGGGTGACGTGCTCGGCGGAGCTACCGGCGACCTCGCTGCCACGCTTGTGGATGGGGTGCACGTGGGAACCATCGGCGGCGAGATGGACTTCACGGGCTTCAACGAGATGCTTCTCGTGGCGGGCACGGAGATTCGGTTCGACCGCATCACCAGCGCCTACACGGCCGGTGCCGGCTACGTGTGCATTCCCGTGATGCTCAACCACGACGCCTGATTCTGAGGCGAACGACGACTGAGACGACAGGCAGACAACGGTTCGAGGGGAACGACGGAGAGAGACAAAATGCGGTTCAACAGGCAGCCCGGAAACATGCTTTTCACCCTCGCCGAGGACCTGGTCGTCAACGGACAGGTGCTGCACCGCGCGGGCGAGAAGATCACGATGGCCGTTGCCCCCTCCGACGTTCGCACGACCGAGGATCTGGACACGTACCTGGGCGGGTATTCGAGCAACGAGTTCTGCATGGATCTCGTCTCGAAGGTCGTGCTGGTCGACAAGTCCGAGGGCATCACGCGCGACCTGAGCAAGGAGAACGTCTACGAGGTCGTCGAGACCGCCGTGGGCGCCCTCGGAGCGATCAATCAGATCGACATCGGATCGAGCACCGGCTCCTACAAGACCCAGGACCAGGGCCTGGCAAGCTACATCCGCTGGGACGCGGAGAACGAGGCCAAGTTCAACCTGCGCGCGTCGGTCGCGACGATGCTCCTCGAGAAGGTCAATCTCCGGCGCGAGGTGCGCGGCTGGGGCCTGCTGACCACGCTCGGTAGCTGGAATTCTGCCAACCGCACGTCGCTTGGAGCGTCCACGTACTGGGACAACGGCGCATCGAGGGATCCCCTCGCGAATCTGCGAACGCGCATCATCGCCTCGCTGGCTCCCGTCACCGACATCTGGATGAACCCGGAGGTCGCTGGCTGGTTCCTGCAGGACACCAAGGTCGTCGCGTTCATGCGCCAGATGCTCGGCGACACCGCGCCGAACCCCGCGGTCGCGCAGGCAGCCGCTGCCTCGCAGCAGCGACAGCAGTTCACGATCCCAGGATTCCCGCCCTTCACCATCGTTCCCTGCCGCCGCACGAACGCCTCGACCGGCGCCATGGAGTACATCCTCGCCGACGACGTCGTTCTGACCTGCTCGCCCCCCGGTGTGCCGCGCGACGGCAACAAGATGGCGACGAGCTACTCGTTCCGCCAGAAGGGCCCCAGTGGCACGGGCATCGTCAACAACGAGTACGTGCCGCAGGACAAGGGTCTGTACAAGGGCATCATGCTCGAGACCGGCTTCTCCGAGGACCTCAAGATCATGAGCTCCACGGCCGGCGGGCTCATCAAGGACGTGCTGAGCTGATCGCTCGGTAGCCTCACCCACACCGTTTGCAGAGGGAGATCCACACCATGGCAGAGCAACCGACGGCCACCACGAAGGCCGCACCGCAGCCGTCCGATCTCGGCGCCGAAGTCACAAGGCTGCGCAAGGAGAATGCCGAGCTCACAAAGCAGATCGAGGCGCACGTGCGCGAGGCGGAATTGATGCGCGCTGCGCTCGACACCGCTCGCGACGAGGGGCGCCTGGGAGGACTCCCCAAGAGCGCCGTGCAGCTCGCGGAGAGCTTCACCATCGTGCAGGCGGGCAAGCCTGTCGATGCGCGACCTGGTGACGTTCTGCTGCCTCCCGACGTGAAGGTCGACGCGATCAGAAAAAACCTGCCGGCGGGAGTCCGTACGTTCGTCGTCGACTCGTCCATCATCACCGAGGCTCGCGAGCGGAAGTTCGCGCGGGCCTAATCCCACCGCCGTAGCCCTATTCTACGGCCATGTCCTGGCCGCCCATCACCCAAGCCGACATCGAGACCAAGCACAAGCCGCAAGAGGTGCGGTCGGTGTCGTGCGACGATGGAAGCGGCGTCGCTGGCCCTCGCCTGGCCGGGGCGATCTCGGCAGCGTCCCGACGGGCCCAGCTGATCCTCGGAAGGGCCTGGCCGTCGCAAGCGCAGATCGAGCTGCTCGTTGCAGGCGACGACGCGATCAAGGGCGCGATCTGCGACATGGCTTTCTACGAGCTCACCAAAGGCGTGAAGGCTTGGATCGGCGCCGACGGAAAGCCGCTGCTCTTCCAGGTCAACAAGGATGCCGAGGCGATGCTCAACGGCATCGCTGACGCGGAGCTGCGATCGCAGGGAGAGGTGACCGCGGGCGGAAATCCACGCTACGCCGACCGCGTGAACATCCCTGTGGCTGCGCAGGAGCCGCAGTTCATCTTCGCCCCCACAGTCGGCAAGCCCAGCCCAGGGGGATACTGACGTGGCCGTCGGCACTGCGATCGATGCGGACTTCGGCGAGCTCGCCGGCGTCATCGCCACGTTCGAGAAGAAGGGCAAGAACCTCGGTCGCATGATGCCCGTGGTGGCAGAGGCGCTCAAGAGCGCTGTCGACGACGTCTACGAGGCTGAGGGCCCCGGGTGGACACCGCTGGCCGAGTCGACGATCGAGAAGCGCAGAGGAACCAGCTCGAAGATCCTGCAGGACACTGGTGTGATGGCATCATCGACGATGACCCGCTACGGGCAAGACTACGCCGAGGCGTGGGCTCACGTGGGCTACGCGAAGTACCACGCATCCGGGACCGAGCGAATGCCTCAGCGCAACCCGTTCGACCTGGGCCCGTTCGAGGCCGACCTACTTGCTGACGTGGCTGAGCTGCTCGCCGCGGAGATTGCCAAGTGAGCAGCGGTTCGATCGCCAACGCCAGAGCCATCATGGGCCTGCTGCAGCTCCTGCAGGGGACCTACTCGTCGGGCTCCCTCCTGGTGAAGTCTACCGGCGCGACCGGCACACTCCCGGCGCACTCCTATGCGATCCCGATCGTGGCTGGCGCCTTGACGCCGGAGGCCATCGTCAGGGTCGAGGAGAACCCCGCGACGACCGATCGGAGCTGGCCCATCACCTCGGCCGGGGTCGCCGTCGCCGTGACGAGCCTGCAGGGCGGGAGCCACGTCAACCTCGCAGCTGGAACCGAATGCCGCTGGGACGTGCCGATCACAGGCATCGAGGCAACATCCGAGGTGACTGCGGGAGGCCTTACGGGCGGGACCCTCGTCGGCCCGCTCAAGTGCCTGCGCGAGCATCGATCGATCGGGTCGCAGGATGCTGCCAAGGCCCTGCTCGAGGCGCGCGTCGGGGACTTCCCCGCTGCCGTGCTCGCATGGGTCGGCAGTTACCCGCAGGACGGATCGGTCAGTGCTACGGTCGGGTCGAACTCGGCGCGCGCGGGTGCATCCAGCAGGATCTTCAAGCACGAGTGGGAGCTGGCCCTCATCGCCTCCAGGCTCGAATCGAGCGACGAGCGGGCGGGGGAGTTGGACTACGTACGCGACGAGGTCCTCGCGACCATCACAGACACGACCGCCTACAGGCGTGCCGTGATCTCGTCTCCACAGGGTATCGACGTGCTCGAGGCCAAGAGCGCGATCGTTCTGCCAACGTCCTTTGTCGATGTGATTCGATTCACGACCAGCTGGACACTGAAACGCAGGGACAACGCGAACTATCACGACTGGCTCAAGAGCCGCATCCGGATCCAGACCGCTGCCTGACCCGCCGCACCCCACCCCAGCGAAGATCGACGTCCCCGACGTGACCGTCTCCATGCCGCCCCCGCCCTGAGTCAAACGCCATGCGTGGATCGGTATCGTCCGGTCTGCATGCCACCCTTCGCAAAGTACGTTCGATCGGTCGAGGGCTTCGCCGTGGCCCGGTTCGGTTCGGGCTCGCGCGGAGTCGCCAACGAGCTGATCGGAGCACGCCGCGTCGAGGCTGATCGGATCGAGTGGGACACCGACAAGGTCACGCCGCTCACCGATCAGTACTGCGAAACGTACCTGCGCGAGCTTCGCGGGTGCCTCAAGCGCGGCGAACTCCTCGAGGTCACCGAGGATGACTACCTCGCGTACCTGAAAACGCAGGAGCCCGAGGAAGCGAAGCCCGCAGAGCCGGAGCCGAAGGTGGCGAAGAAGCCCAAGCAGGAGCCGAGCAAATGAGCGCACCTCTCGTCGTATCGCCGACCAACAAGACGCCTGGGCTGTTTCTGCGCGTCAATCTGCTGTACGGCGTCGTGTCCCCAGGAGCGGCCGGTCTTCGGTGCCTGATCGTCGGACCTAAGAACGTCGGACCTAAGAACACCACCGGAGGCGACATCGTGGCCGACACCGAAGTTCGGTCGATCTACTCCATGGCGGACGTCGAGGCAGCGGCCGGTGTCGGGTCTCTTCCAGCTCTGTGCTACGCGGCGGCGCTCACCAAGGACCCGACGATCAAGTGCGACCTCCTGTGCCCGACTGAGTCCGGAGGGGCCGCTGCGACAGGCACGATCACAGCTTCAGGCACCATCACCACGGACGGCACGATCCGCTGCACGATCCACGGTGTGGTCGTCGACGTTCCCTGGCTTGTCGGAGAATCGGCCGACGCTTGGAAGATCAAGGCAATTGCCTACATCAACAAGCGCACGGCGGAGCTGTTCGTTACCGCGTCAAGCGGAGGTACGGGCGTCGTCACCCTGACAGCGAAGAGCAAGGGCCCGGCTGGAAACGACGTCTGCCTGCGCGCCAAGATCATCGAGGGATGCGGATCGGGTGCGGTCGCCGTATCCGCTGCGCACCTGGCGAGCGGGACCACAGAGCCCGTGTTCACGACGGCTCTGACGACGGTCGCCGGCACTGAATACGACTACATCGCAGAGTGCATGAGCAATGCCGACGTCAACGCCGCGTCGAGCAACAACAGCGCGAAGCTCAAGACGCACATCGGCACGTACAACATCGGCCTGAACGCTCACCTGCAGCAGGGCGTGACTGCGACGACTACCAGCGTTGCATCGGCGAAGACCGGAGCGATCGGCCTGAATTCCGAGGTGATGGAGACCATGCTCGGAATCGGTGTCGAGTCGCTCCCGAGCGAGGTAGCAGGCGCTGAGATGGGCGATCGATCGTCCGCCCGCAAGCTGCGTGGCAACGCGAATCGCATCGGCACCGACATGAGCGATGCCCTGTATCCCAGCGCAGACATCATCGGAGACCAGCCCACCGCGGCCGAGGCGATCGACGCCCTGGACAACGGCGTCTCGATGCTGCACTACGACTCGACCGGGGCGATCCGCGTGATGCGCGCGATCACCACGCACAGCGTCGACTCGAACAGCAACCCCGACTACCGGTGCCTGGACTGCAACGAGGTCGACGCGATGTACGACTACGCGAAGGATCTTCGCGTCGCCCTGCCGCAGGAGTTCTACCAGTGCAAGGTCGCAGCTGACCGCGTACAGGGAGATTCCGAGCTGCCCGAGGGTGTGGTCGAGTGCCGCGACATCAAGGCGTTCATCATCAGCCGCACGATGGGCTTCTGGGTGCCGAAGGGCTACATCAATGGGGACGAATTCCAGGCAGCCGTCCTCGCCGGCCAGATCATCGTCGAGATCAACAGCTCTGATGAGACCCAGGTCGACATCTTCATTCCGGCCAAGCCCTTCAAGATCCTCTCGAAGATGGGCGTCTACGTAGGAAAGGTCTAAGCCATGGCCTCCGGCGACGAGCAGAAGTTCTATCCGAAAGGCCGCATCTCCAAGGGTGCCGGCGACCTGGTCGACGTGACCGAAGTCACCGTCAAGATGTCCAAGGGCCGAAAACAGATCGGCACGTTGCGCAATCCCACGTCGGGGATCACCAACGGAGAGCACGCCAACGAGATCACGTTCAAGAGCGTCATCAGCGAGGACGGCTTCGAGCGCGACTACCAGAAGGACTTCGACAACGACACCGTTGCCCAGTACAGGCTCAAGGTCCCGGGTAAGACCTATGCGCTGACTGGCATGATCGACGACCTCGAGATCAACTCGACCAAGGACGGGGCGATCGAGTTCAGCTGCAAGGTCATCGGCGGGCAGAAGACCTCATAGGTTTTTCACAGTCTCGGAAGGCCCAGGTCAGACCGACTCCCCCTCCGGTCGCTGGGCCTTTCGCCTGCTCATAATCGTGGTATTGTGCATGCAAAGAAGTGAGGCCGCGGCGTTGGAAGCGCCCGGCCTCGTGGACGAACCTGGTTGGAGGTCCGACATGCAGACCGTATTGCTTTCCCCTCATGCGCGCAAGCCGCCGATCGCCATCGGAGACAGGTTTGGAAGGTTGGTGGTCACAGCCGAGGACGTTGGAAGACGTCACGGTGAGCGCCTAGTCCTCGTACGCTGCGACTGCGGCAAGTCCAAGGAAGTCCGAGCGGGTCACCTTCGATCGGGCGTGACGACGTCATGCGGATGTCTCCGACGCGAGCGTATCGGTCTGGCTTCGACGACACACGGACATCGGTCTGGGAGCCCCAGTCCCACGTATTACACGTGGGCAACGATGATCCAGCGGTGCATCAACCCAAAGACCAAGAGGTACCCGAGCTACGGAGGCCGCGGCATCAAGGTATGCAGTCGATGGAGAGATTCGTTCGAGGCGTTCCTGGCTGACATGGGTCCCAAGCCATCGCCCAAGCACTCGATCGATCGCATCGACGTGGATGGCGACTACGAGCCCGGGAACGTTCGATGGGCGTTGGACACGGAGCAGAGAGCCAACCGACGAATCACGAAAAGGGTCTCGTATCGTGGGCAGACGATGACGCTGATCGATGCTTGCGCGATGGCGGGCGCGTCCTACGACGTGATCCGAAACAGGATGTCCAGGGGAAAGACGTTCCTCGAAGCGCTGGAGTCATGATCATGGAAGCGAAGATCGCAGAGGTAGGCGGGCGGACCTGGTCGGAGCTGGAGGTGGTCGACGCAGAGGATGGGCACCGGCTCGTGCGCGACGTCATCAGGGAGAAGGTCCCTGGATCCGACAAGGTCAAGGACGTTCCGGTCATGGTGCGGATCCCGAGGCCGATGGATCTGGTCACCGCTCGGGTCGATGCGCGCGTGGCGTTCGCCAAGCACAAGGCGCTCGACGCGGACAGGGACAAAGACCTCTTCGACGAGATCGAGCAGCTGTGCATCCTCGCGAAGGCCATCCGAACGGTCGACGCGCCACACGCTCAGCTCGCGACATGGGAGGAGCTGGCATCGAGGTACGACGAGGGATCTCTGCAGGACATACTCGGCAGGCTCACCGTCTATCGCCAGATGGTGGATCCAAGGGTATCCGCCAAGACCGAGGAGGATGTCTGGAAGCTCATCTTCGCCGTGGCGAGGGCGGGCAACCTGCTCCCTTTAGTCGGTATCGAACAGCACGAGCAGCCCAGCTTGCTGGTTACTATGGCATCCCAAGCAACTCTCTCTCCGACGGGGCGACGCTATGCGCAATCGTTCGGGATCTCGACTCCGGATCCATGACGATCGCTGACGTGCACGCGATCCTCGGTGGGAGCCAGGAATGGCGCAAGCTGCTCGAAGCGAACTCGCAACGCTCTCGGGTAACGTGAGGGGGAGATGAGCAACCGCGAAGCGTCGATCAAGCTTAGCCTGAAGGCAGGATCCTACCTAAGCGGCCTGCAGGACGCTTCGCGCGCGACCAAGAAGTTCGGCGACGAGGGAGAAAAGGCGGCAAGGAAGCTCGGCACCATGGGGACAGCGTTGCGCGCCGGGCTGAGAGCAGGAAAGAGCGCTCTCTCGGACCTTGGCGCGCAGATGAAGAACGCCTTGAAGATGGCTGCATCGTTCGGAGGCGCATTCTCGCTCGGAGCTGGAATCAAGCAATCGGTCGACCTGGTATCCAAATTCAAGGATATCGCCTTCGCCATCCAAGCAGGAACGGGCAATATGGTCGACTACAGGGACATCCAGCGAGGCGCGGAGACTACCGCGCAGAGGTGGGGTCAGTCGATCGAGGGAGTAGCCGATTCGTTCAAGGCTCTCTACGATGACGTCGGGGACGTTGCATTCGCAAAGGCCGCCGTGGAGGAGATCGCGAAGACAGCGACGGCGACCGGAATCCCGCTTGCTACTCTCACCACCATCGCCGGCCAGCTGAACGAGAAGTTCGGAATCAGCGCGAAGGAATTGCCGGAGTCTCTCGCGGCGATGGTGTCGGTAGCCAACAAGGGTGGCGTCGGAGTCGAGGACCTCGGAGCAAAGATCGGCATGCTGGGCGCCACCGCCAAGCTAGCCGGACTGCAGGGACAGAGCGGCATGCAGATGATGGTGGGCATGCTCAACCTGGCCGATGCTTCCACCGGCAACTTCAAGAAGTCTCTCAAGGCTGTCACCGGCCTGATGGAGCAGATCGGGGACCCCGCTCAGCAAAAAGCCATAGAGAGGACCTTCGGCATCAAGGTCACAGGGAAAGCTGGCGAGGTCCGCGGAGACGCGATGCAGCAGATCATGCAGAAGACGGGAGGCAAGAAGGAGATCCTCGCCAAGGTGTTCAAGGGCGAGCAGCTCAAGCTGATGACCGACTTTGGGAAGATCTACGGCGACGCATTCGGTAAGGCAGGGGGAAGTGCGCGCGACAAGACCAAGGCCGCGACCGATGCTCTGAACGCTGCTCTCAAGGCGGCCGGCAAGAGCGCTCTGGATGCTGCAGCGGTCGAAAAGCAGGCTTCGGCCAGACTCCAGGACCCAAAGCAGCAGCTCACGATGGCCATGAACACGCTCGCGATGGAGTTCAGCAAGCCCGACATGATCGCAGCCTTCCAATCGATCGCAAAGGCGGCGCCTCCGGTGGCGAAGGCACTCGCGTCGCTCGCGGAATTTGCGCTCGCACATCCGTACGCCGCTGGTGCGCTCGCCGTGGGTGGGAAAGTTGGAGGCGCAACGCTCGGGGGTGGATTGGAGAGCATCGCGGGGAACGCCGGTCTCGCCCTCGCCGCCAAGGGAGGTCCGGCGCTCATTGCCGCTGCGTCGAACCCGTCGGTATGGAAAGGCGTGGGAGGAGTGCTTGGAGCAGCTGCAGCAGGCTTCCTGGTCGGCCAGCAGATCTCGCAGCACTACGTCGAGCCGAAGATCACGGAGGGCTTCAAGAGCATCGATGAGCTGAACGCCTACTCGTGGAAGGCGCGCATGGTTGCTGAGAGTCCACGCTCGACTGCGCAGGAAAAGCAGCAGACGATGGCCGAGCTTCAGGCTCGCATCAAGGCGACGCAGGAGGGTGGGAACATCGCCAGCACCATCATGGGGTGGGGCGCGAACGTGGTGAGCGGTGGCGAGGCGAAGACCGACGCACAAGCGCGAGCCGCATCGGTCAAGCAAGCGCAGGAAGCCGCTGCAGCGCTTCATGGGTCACTATCGAAAGGTGGGACGAGCGTTGAGCAGTCGCTGCAGCGGGGGGCCGCAGCGATCGAGCGCGCGGCTTCGCGACTGGATAAAGGAGGCACAGGAAACGGCCTTCCTACAACGCCAGGCAACACCCCGGGATACCAATGAGCGGCGAATGGGACAACCTGCAGGTAGCGATCTTCAAGCCCGATGATGAGATCTCGGTCTACTTTGCCGTGCTGTCGATCAAGGAGACCGGGGGAAATCGCCTGGTGAAGGGTGTGATCCCCTTCCGTCGAGGGGTCAAGCTCGACTCGACCGGGGAGAAAGAACGCAGCTGGTCGATCGAGACCGTCTGGCACAACACGATCACCGAGAAGGGGCTGCTCGACTCACCTCGCTTGTACCCAGAGCGGATGAACGCGATGCTCAAGCTCGCGAAAGTGCAGGCTACGGGCACGCTCGACTTGCCGCTCGATCGGAACCTGCGCGTTCGATGCGATTCGTACACGCGCGTAGCTGACCGCGGGATGCGCGACGGAGAGGTCATCACGTTCGAGTTCGTCGAGGACAACGAGGACGACGAGATCGCGGCCAAGCAGGCGTCGGTCAAAGCGACGATCCAGACCCTGGTTGAGGAAGCCTCGTTCGATGCGGATTCGATCGGTGGCTGGAACGGTAGCTTCGAGGACCTGACGCAGTTTGCCTCCGACCTGCAGGGCCTGATGAACGCGCCTGGCGATGCATGGGCGGGCATCGAACAGAAGGCCGACCGGGTGGCTGCTGCCGCCGACAAGATCGAGGGTGCGCTGACGGGAGACCCCGACGAAGCCCCCGTGATGGCGAAGCTCGTCGACATCGCCGACTCAGCCGCGCGCGCGAAGTCCGAGGGACAGGGAAGCCCAAAGACCGTCACCCGAACGTTCCCGGCGCCGACGGACATCTACACGATCGCGGCTTCGCTGGGCCAATCCCCATCCCAGCTTCTGGCGCTCAACACAGGCTTGCGCGACCCGGGTGACATCCCCGCGGGTACGCCCGTCGTGGTGTTGGCGAAGTGAACCGTCCTGCCGACAAGGTGAGGATTGCCTCGACGAAGGGATCGTCGGGATCCGTGATCGACGCGATCACGCAGTTCGAGATCATCAACTCGCTGACGGAACCTGCCTCGGCGGTGTTCGAGATCGGCTCGATGCGCACCTGGGAGAAGCTGCGCGACGTGATCGCGATAGGCAACCGTTGGGCTGTGGTCGTCAACGACCGCGTAAGGCTCACGGGCCGGATGATCTCGCGTCGGCTTCCCGTCACCGCCGATGCCGGCGCCACGGTGCAGCTCACGGTGCGCACGGTGCTGGCTGATGCTGCCTACTCATCAGCGAATCCGATGATCAGCGTCTCGAAGACCTCGATCAAGGATGTCGTGCTGCAGGCCTATGCGGCGATGGGGCTTGGCGAGGAGGACTTCGTCTTTGCGCCCAGGGTGGCTCGGGACATCATGACGGGCAAGGGTGGAGGCGGGACCGATGTCGACCTTGAGGAGCTCAAGGAGGACGCCGCCAAGGTGCACCCGCCGGAGACGATCTACGCGTTTGTCGAGCGGCACCTGAACCGCTTCCATCTGACGCATTGGGATGCTCCCGACGGACGGATCGTCGTCGGCGCCCCGGACTTCCGAGGCGAGACGTTCTACCAGCTCCGGCTACGACGGGATGACGCTCAATCGAACAACGTCGTGTCGGCGGAGAAGATCGAGGACTACGAGCAGACCCCTTCGGTGCTCATCGTCTCTGGCCTGGCTGGAGGCAAGGACTACACGAAAGCGAAGGTCAGGTCGGGCGAGATCAACGAGGTGCTAGCCTCAGTGGATCCTGTCATCAACCGGCCGGTGTTCATCGTCGACGACGCGGTCAAGACCCAGGGGCAGGCGGACTCCAGGGCCAGACGCGAGATGCTTGCGAGATCCAGGCAGACTGACGCCTGGACCATGGAGGTTCCCGACCTGGCGTACTGGGACGGCGCGAAGCTGACTCCGTGGGGTATCGACACCCTTGCGGATGTCGACGTCGAGGTGGCGGGCGCGGCCGCGCGCGGTGCCTATCTCGTGCACAAGACCACAATGCGCGGGAACGCGACCTCCGGATACTCGACTTCACTGGAGATGGTCGCGAGAGGGTTGTGGGTGCTCTGATGGATCTGACATCGATTGGAAACTGGCTGTTTTCGTTCATGCGGATCAAGTCATCTGCCATCGGTGGGCCACACAACGCCGTCAACGTGTGGAGCGAGGGGGCCGTCTCAGGTCTCGAGGACGGAGACGACGGGGAATCCGACCCGGATTGCGATGCATATGGGGCCCCTGGAATCGTGTTTCGGCCGAGGCCACCGGAGTCCGTATCGACGCCAGACGGGACCGAGACGATCAGCGCGGAGGCATACGGGGTGCGGGTCGGTGATGGCCTGATCCCGATGACGTGGCGCGACCTGCGACTCAACAGGGCTTTCCCAGCGCCGAAGGCCGGGACGGTCGCGCTCGTGGGATACGGAGGGGGCTTCCTGTCGCTCGACGACACAGACGCGAATTCTGGCGACCAGAAGGCGACGATCCAGGTCTTCTATTGCCCGTATTCGTTCAGCGGGGGTGTGCCGGCGAAAGCGCACTGCATCATCGTAGACCCGGTCGAGGGCATCTCGATCATCCACGGGGACGGCGCGTCCTTCCTCATGGGCAAGGACAAATCGATCATGCTCCAGAGTCCAGACGGGCAGTCGTTCGTGAAGGTCCAGGACGGCATGGTGACGATCCAGACCGCGTTGCTCATCCTGAATGGTGGAGCTGTGGTCGTTGGCAATCCGATGGGGCCGATAGCTCCGTTACTCGCCGGTCCTGCATCTCCCCCCTGCCCCAGGCTCTTCGTCAACCCGGCCACATGAGCAACTGCGCATTCCCCCCGCTTCACCTGCCGACGTTTGGCCTTCCACCGATCCCGTCGTTCTCGCTGCCCAGCTTCTCGCTGCCGTCACTGCCGGCTCTGCCCGGACTTCCCTCGTTGCACCTGCCGAGTTTCGGGTTACCACCCATTCCGAGCTTCAGCCTGCCGACGTTCTCGCTTCCGAGCCTGCCCGCGCTGCCGGGGTTACCAGCGCTGCACCTTCCCAGCTTCGGGCTTCCGCCGATCCCCAGCTTCACGCTCCCCACGTTTTCGCTTCCCAGCTTGTTCTGCCCATTGGACTGATCACGGGCACGGGTTCTGCGACCACTGCACACGGAGCCAGACTGGCGGTGATCCTGAGATCGACATGACGCGGATCGTCTTCCCGGCGTCGGCGGTGAGTGTGAACGCACCGAACTTCGGCGGGCATGGCATCGGATCGCCGTCGAACATGAGATACCTCTGCCCGCTCGACGTTACCGTCACGCACCCCGTCTGCGCCATCACCGTGAAGTTTGCCTGCACCGACCCGCCGCAGCTCGTGAGCAGGTAGCAGCTCGACGGCCATGTTCCAGCCACGGCTGGAAGCTCGATCGACAGGTCCGGCACGGTGGGGATCAACAGGATGTTCGGTTCCAGGCAATCCCCGCCGCTCGCGCAGAACCATCCGCCATCGTTCCAGCTCGACAGATCCCCGCACGCTGGATTGCAGTTGATCACGTTTGGGCTCGGAGGCTCACACGGCTCGTAGGATATCGTGGCGTCTATCGGAGGATCTATTTTTGCATCCACGCCCGATTCTATTTCTATTTCCTCCGCCGCATCTTCCCCCGCCTCTGCCACGACGTTACCCTCAGACGCGTCCGCGTCCTGCCACGTCCAGACATCCTGCCCTGCCTCTCCGGACGCCTCAGGGGTGCCATCCTGCAGGACCTCACCCCCGACATCGTGCGACCCGACATCGGGCGTCCCGACGTCCTTGCCAGCGTCGACCGGCGCACCCGCATGCTCAGGCGACGGGGACGACGAGCACCCGGCCAGCAGCACGCCCAGGATCCATCCCCTCTTGATCATGCCCTAGGATAGCACGGTCAAACGCGCTGGTCTCGCCGGTACCCTCCGAGCATGTCCCCGCCCGTGATTCCGCCTGCAGGCGTGAGCCTCGCAGGGTTCTTTCTGCCGGTCCTGTACGAGGATCCGGGTGCGCCTCCCGGCATCTTGGCCGACCCGATCGATCCAGCGACGGGCGAGTTCCTGTCGATCGAGCGTGGGTTCGATCCGACCGACGCGGCCGTCCTGACGGCTCTCACCGTCAAGCGTGGGTCGGGCTCGGCCGTCACCGACGTCGGGCAGCGCTACCAGGACCTTCAGCGCGTCGACGGGACTGCCTCCCAGTTCATTGTGGCCGAGACCGAGCGGGCCCTTAGCAAGCTCGTCGACACCAAGCAGATCACACTCGAAGCCGTCACGCCTGTCCTCGGTGACGATTGGGCTGAGGCGCGAGTCGTCTTTCGCAACGTTCCGCGTGGGCAACGCAGAGACCCGCAACTTCCGCTTGGGAGGTCCGCGTGACCGCCCCCGCTGATCGCGAGTTTCGCGTGCTTGATCGTGGATGGATCCGTGACAGGATCATCCTCGCCAACTTCCGCAACGGGCTTCGATCCCTCCGCAATCCCGAGACCGGCGCCCTGTTCACCGAGGACGAGATCGCCAGGGCGACGCAGGTCGGATCCCGTTGGTGGATCGAGGCTGATGCGATCGACCAGCAGGGGCAGCTGGAGCAACGCAACGCGATCTACCTGTCCGACCAGACCCGTCTTGAGCGCGCGGGCACCGCGTTCCTCGAGGGCTTCCACGGTCGACTGTGGGGAGAGTCCAGGCTGCTTGCGGAGGGAGGCTCCGGCCTGGTCAACGTGCCCGCGGTCGCTGGAACCATCATCCTCGGCTCGACCACTATCCCCGACCCGGCTGCGTACCAGGCGCGCGACGCAGCCGGCAAGAAGTATCAGGTATTCACCGGCGCTACGACTCCAATCGGTGGCGTCGCATCCGTCACGATGGCCGCGATCGACACTGGCTCGACGACCAACCTCGTACCGGGGACCAAGCTCACGTGGATCACGCGCGACCCGAACATGGGCCCGGAAGCCACCGTGGGAGCAAACCAGTTCACGGGCGGCACCGACGCCGAGACCGACGCCGAGTTCGCCTCCAGGATGGCAGGCAACATTCGGCACAAGCAGGCGGCCGGAAACGACGCGCACTTCCGCATGTGGGGGCGAGGCGCGTCCAACTCGGTAGAGGATTGCTACGTCTACCCGTGCGCTCTGCATGCTGGCTCGGTGGTTGTTGCCATCACGCAGAAGCGGGCGAATGTCACCGGACCCCTCGCTCGGATCCCCTCGGTCGCGCTGCTGTCGTCGGTGATCGCCTACTTGACCCCGCCAGGCTCCCCAGTCGTGCCCGCCCGTGCGTTCGTGCTGGTCGTCCCGGTGCAGTCCGAGCTCGTGAACGTTGCGATGCAGCTCGGACTCCCCAGGGCGTCGCACGCTGGTTGGACCGACGCAGTTCCGTTCCCGAGCTACCACGCCACGATCCCGTTCGTGCAGGCTCGCACGTCGGACACCGACTTTACGATCAGCTGCCCGGGCGATGCCCACTTCCCAGGGTGGGCAACGACAACGACGCTCGCAGGAACCAACGCGCCCAAGATCATGCTGTGGGACGAATCTGCTTCGTGCTTTCATCTCTGCACAGCGGTGTCGATCGAAGACCTCGGAGCGTCGCTGTATCGCGTTATCCTGTCGACTCCACCCTGCACGGTGGCGGTCAATCAGCGCGTCAGCCCGGCAATGGATCTCCACGCGCTTGCTTCGGGCGCTGTTGAGGAGTACTTCGACGAGCTTGGGCCCGGCAACTTGTTCGACACGGCGACAGACGCTCGCGGAGGGCGCTGCGTCAGGTTCCCGCGGGCGTCTGATGAGCGGCCCTACATGGTTGGGGCAGCGATCGCCATCCGCGTGATCGAGGCGGTTGGAGCGTCTGCGGCTGACGCCGTCGTTCCATCAGGCGGAATGCCGACCACGGCTCCCAGCTACCCGGCGCTCATCACCGATGGTCCCAAGATGTACACCTGCGGAAAGGTAGGGGTCTATTCAACATGAGCGGCTGGCCTTCTCGCGTTCTACGCAGCTTCTTCGGCCCCACGCTTCAAGACGACTGTCCGCCGATGAATCCCGAGACGGACGTCCCGGCATTAGCTTTCAACACGCTCTTTCACCAGGTCGCAGGGATCAACGTGTCATCGATCGCGCGTGCGTTCGTTGCCGCGCACTGGTCGAGCCCGAACCTCGTCGTCGACTACCAGGCAGAGGCGTGGAACCACAAGGGGGCGCAGGCACATCCCGTCCTTGCGCGCACGTCGACAGGCGTCTACACGCTCACGTTCGCCGCGACATACCTCGATGAAAACGACGTGGCGGTTCCGACGTCGATCATGGCTCCAAGGTGCGGCGTCAACAAGATGATGAGCGCGCTCACGGACATCGTCGCGAGCGCATGCTGGATCGATCCGTCGAATCCACTGCTCGTGCACATCTGGACCTGGCAGCCTGGCGGGGGCGGTGGAACGCCAGAAGACTGTCCATTCTGGGTCGAGGTGGGTTGATGCCACTCGGCGGACTCAACCCTTGCCCGTTCCGCGTCGGTGGCGGAGCTGCGCCCGCATCGAAGACGTACGTCGCCATGCGCCGCGCTGTGGGGGTCGGCGGGTCCGCGCAGAATGATCTCGGCATCGACGGCCTGTGGCGCCGGTCGAGGGCGAAGGGCGTAGCTGCTGGTGCGTCGTGTTCAGTGCGCGCGTGCCTGCAGGCGTGGCCGAACGTGGCGACTGATGCGCTCGATTCATTCGCTCGTGTTCTGGGCACGGTGCAGCATACCGGCGAATCGGAGGCGGACTACCGCCAGAGGATATGGGCTGCCTGGGTGCTGCACCTGCAGGTGGACGTGCCTACGCTCCTGCAGCAGCTCCGGGCGATCGACTCCCGATTTTCGATCCTTGAGCCTGGGCTCACCACGACAACGCACTTCGGGCGAGCATTCGGGCCGCATGCCACGGCAGAGACGCCGGCATGGGGGATGTTCGTCGACCCTTCCGACTGGCCCAACTTCTCGACGGATCTCACGGTCTTCGTTCGGCTCACCCTCGGCTACGCAGGCGGTCCAAGCCTGGGAGATCAGAGGATCATCGAAGCTGCCAAGGCGTTTCTGACTTCGGCGCTTTCGTCCTGGGTTTCGTCCGAGGTGCTGACCGAAGTCGGCTTTCACCTGGGGCACTCTCCCCTGGATAGGACTGGGCTCACATGACTTTCGCACGCGTAAATCCTGCCGGATGGGTGGATGACGAGGTTCTGACGCACACGCAGATGAACGGACTCGACGCAGATCACGCTGACGCAATCGACGGAGCATCAGGAGGATCGTACTCACCGGTCACGTACATCGATTTTCCTGGAGCTTTCGGGCCGAGGTGGGGAGCTTCGAGGTATCCGCTGCTCGTGGGGCGCACTGAGCAGCGCACACAGGCCATGCTAAAGCTCGGGGACGCAAGCGGGACCTGGGCATACAGCTACAGCGATAACGGATGGACGCAGCCCGGAACGTCGGCATCGAGCATCTACATCGCGCTCGACAACATCATCGACGGCGGCACCATCACGAGCCTGCGAGTCTGGGTCAAGGGCAACACTGGGCACGGTGGTCTGCCTGGAACGATGCCCGTAGCATCGGTCTACATGGTGGAGACCGATGGCACCAGAACACTGCTCGGGAGTCAGGTAGACACCGCAGCTACCGTGGGCGCCTATGAGGCAGTCCACTACATCGACGTGGCCACCACGTCGACGAACATCTCGCAGGCGAACGGGGCGCGCTACTTCATAGACTTCACCGGTGAGAGCGGAGCAAACGCGGTCGCTGGCTTGGCGATCACACACGCGCGCCTGGACTTGACCGTCTCACAGGTGCGCCCATGAGCCAGGACTTCACCATCGCAGCCACGGCCGGCGCATCGCTATCCGATTGGTACGATCCGGCGGCCGTTAGCGCCCCGAGTCGCATCAACTCGATCGATGGATTCCCGCAGCGAAGGTACGTGGGTGATGTCGGCGTGCCGATCGAGATCACAGCGACCGTCGCCGGTGTCGCCGGCCCGTTCGACGCAGATCCCGTGCTGACAGGCCGCCTGTTTCGGTGCTTTCGCGTCGAGAACCCTCCGTGGCCCGGACACACGATGCCGCACGTCTTCGGCTTCTCCTACGCGGCAGGCAAGACATCAGTCCAGTCGTTCACCCCCGAGATCGAGGGCCACTACACGATTGGATTCTGGCGAGACAATGGTGGAATCTACCTCCTGCACTTCGACGTGGCACCATGAGCGCGTTCCTTGACGAGATGTCGCCTGCCTACCTGCGTAAGGACAGGATCACGCTGACGCTCAGTGCATCGGGCCCCGCCCCGAAGGCGTTTGCTCCGGTCGTCGTCAACGTTGATTACGGGCGGTGTCTTCCGCAGGGGGTCTGCTGCCCGATGATCCTCGAGGTCAGGGGCCCATCATCACAGAGCTACCAGCGCAGGGAGTTCCTTCGGCGCGCGCCTGACGTGGTTGTCTTTCGCCCATCTGAGGGGGGCGTGCACCACGTCACCCTGCGCGAAGCCGCTCACAATCGCTGGTGGGGATCACTGCGAATTGAGGTAGCCGGCGAACTCCTGGAGGCACCGAGGCCGCTATGACGACGAACTACGCACGATTCAAGATCAACGGGACGGCGTCGTCGACCCGCGGAATTGACATGGGAAACGGAACGTCTGTGACGTTCACGCTCGAAGCTGTGTCCGGCATCGAGCGCAAGGTGGAGTACTGGGTCTATAGCGCAACGGACGAGGATTCACCGCTTGCGTCGAAGTCCGCCCCGGCCCTCGTGCTCAGTAACGGCGTTACGACGGGTCATCGAGTTGCAGCTGCTACTCCGGGAGGCAATGTCACGACGACGACGCCCGGCTCGGGAGTGCACAGCTGGATCGTTCGGTGCCTGGTCAACGACGGCGTGAATCATGACGGCTCTGTCAATCCCGACTACGTCTTCGAGCGCATGATTTCGATCCGTTCCTCTGGCGGACGAAGGAAGATTGTTGCATCTGAGGGAACGCAGTACGAGGCGAGCGGGTGGGCCGGGGCGCAGAACGATGACGTAGACGGCGGGGATCTCATCGTCGGAACTGCTTACCAGCATCTGGAGTGGTCGACGAGCTGGCTGCCGGTGGATGATCTCACGCTTCCTGGGGGCTACGCTCGCTGGATCACGCTGCCGACGATCCCGAGCGGGACCGCGTATGCGATCACGCTCAAAGGGCAGGAGAACACGGCGGGTACCGGAGGGGATGCCCGGCTGCAAGCAGGAGCCGGAGGGGTCGCAAATGGATCGGCGTACGTGTTGGACGGTGCGCAAAACCCTGTGATACAAGTGCAAGGAGTCTCGAAGCTGGGGTTCTTCGGGGTGACTCCGGTCGTTCGCCCGGGTGTGGTCCCATCCAGCTGCACCGCTCAAGATATCGCCAACGCTTTGATCGATCTCGGCTTGCTCGATGAGCTGGTCGCCTAGGAGGCAGTCATGTCAATCGTATCCGATACCTTCGCAACATTGATCAATCGACTCTGGTATGCGATGCCTCTCATCGAGTGTCCAGATGGCAAGCTCCGCAACCTGCAGGCCGGAGATAACCTGGGCAACCCCGCCCTCCCCTCCGGCGCCGCGACGGCGGCGTTGCAGACGGCACTTGATGGCACGATCCGCCACGCCACGACCCCGACAAAGGCGGACCTTGCGACGGGCGCGATCGAGGTCAATCGACGTGGGTCCACGTTCGTCGCGTGCTCGGCACGGCATCGGCGCAGGCTCGATCTGACCGTGCTTGCGGCGGGCACCGGGATCGCAACGGGCGTCGCGTCGCTCGCCGAAGGACCATGCGATGCTCTGCGGACTGACACCGACAACCTTGTGGTGTACGCGCAACCGCCTGAGCGGGCGCTGATTGCGTCGCAGTCTGGTGCGGACTGGACGGGCGCAGCGGGATGGTCACGCGTTGGAAACGTGTGGACGCACGCTGCGGGAGGCGGCACGGGTGACCTTGAGATCACGCCGTCCGGTATCTCGCAGATCGGCGTGGGGGAGACGTATTGCGTCGTCTACACGCTTGTCTGGAGCGCGGGAACGTCGCTCACCGAAAAGCTCGGCACGGGCGCAGGCACGGCGCGATCGTCGAGCGCCACGTTCGTCAAGCTGATCACCGCCGCGACGAACGGCAAGATCATCTTCACGCCGACCAATGATGCCGCGTGCTCGATTGACGTGTCGACGGTCTACGTGATTCCGCCGACCGCTCCTTTGACGGCGGGCGTCTACGAAGCGGAATCCGCGATCAACGTCGTAGCGGTTGCTGCGGCTGCGACACCGACGACTCCGCACACGACCGCGAAGCTGTACGGCTATTGGCTGCGACGCGCCGGAGCGGTCGAGCTGACATGAGCACCGCGCAAGGCATCGGCATCGGCCTGGGGTTCGGCGGCAATCGCTGGACCCCTAAGCGCCTATCGTCGCTCGCTGCGTGGTTTCGCTCTGACACCGGCCTTACCGTGTCGCAGTGGGACGATAAGAGCGGAAACGCGCGACCACTATTGCAGGCGGCAGCACCGGATCAGCCCACGATCGCCGGAACTACGCCGAATGGCAAGCCATGCTTGCGATCCGACGGCGCAAATAGCTGGATGCAGACCGCGGCGTTTGCACTGGTTCAGCCGTTCACGGTCCTAATCAGCGCGAAGTGGACTGGAAAGGCCGCATGGAGTTATCTGCTGGACGGTCGCGCAAACGACACTGGATGCTTGGCGCGCAGTCCGTCCAGCAACGTCGTGTCCGTGTACGCTGGGGCGGGGTACGCTGGCCCTACTCTCACCGACGCGACCTGGACGGTTATCGGATCGATCGTCGATGGAGCCGCATCGTCGTCGTGGATCAATGCAGACGCGCCCGTGGCTGGGGCGACAGGAGCAGCTAACGCAAACGGAATTACACTTTTTTCTTCTGGCGTGGGAGAATCATATCTATCCGAAGCGGACGTGTCAGAGATTGTCGTTGTCGGACGCGCGCTGACTGCGTCGGAGATCGCAAAAACCGCGGCATACATGAGGGGCTGGAGCGGAATACCATGAGCGACTATTGGTTCGAACCAGATTCGCAACCCGGACAAGTCTTCTCGCGCGGCTACGGTCCAGACCATGTGTTTGCGTGGCGTTCTCCACACGCGATCCAGATCGGCACAGGAGCGACTCCCACGATCACGATCGCGGGCCAGGACTACCCGCAAGGGTCTGGGTACGTCGGGATCGGCACGTACGAGCCATGTGCTCCGCTGGACGTGTCGGGAGAATTGTCTCCGAGAATGGCGATTACCTCGTCGCATCCGGATGGCCCCTGCTGGTGTAACACAGCATGGTATAGCCCGGGACATCCAGATAGCGGGTGCTGGCAGCTATGGGAGCCGCGCAAACACATTGCTCCGCTGACGTGCTTGCCGTCGGGCGAGGTGCGATGTGATCACGCTCTATCTGTCGGGCGCACCGAAAGTCCCTCGATGCGCGTCGGTCGCGAGCCAGCAGAGGGCGAGACAGCGATGGCGCTCGCGGTGATGATCGATGGTGTCGTTAGGATGTATCCCGTCGTCGTCGGCAAGCCCGGAGATGATGGCATGTGCCCGTTGAGCGTGAGGCTGACATGAACCCCGCCACCCTCCCACACCCTCGCGTGCATGACTGGAGACTGACATGCAGACCGCACTAGCCTGGATCACCGCGCACCCCGTCCTGTGCAGCATCGTGCAACCCCACACCCCGCCGCTGAGCGGGGCGGGAGGATGAGATGCAGACCGTAATCGATACACTCGCAAGCGCCGGGTTCGCCGCGACCCTCGTGGCCCTGCTGCGCAAGCGCTGGCCCTCCCTGGACGGCTGGTACGTAACCGCGGTGTACGCCGCGCTCGCGGTCGCTGCCGCGCTGCTGACCCACTACTCCGCGCTCATCCCCACCGAGGTATGGCGCGTCCTGCAAGCGCTCGCTGGGATCGTCGCCACGCAGGGGGCGATCACGCTCACGCAGCAGATCGCATCGAAGGGCGGGACGGCGAAGACGATCGAAGTCGTTGTCAGCGACCCGACCATCGTGAGCAAGCCGCTCACTATCGAGAGGGACACGACTCCCAATGCTTGACCTCGCCCCCATCGTCATCGGTCTTGCCCTTGCGCACGGGCACAAGGACACCGATCGACTCCGCGGCGTCGCAGAGGACATCACTTCAGTGTCCGCAGAGTCCACCCTGTTTTGCGGGCCGCGCCAAGCAGATGCCACGGCGCTCGCACTGGTCGCAGTCGCGGAGCACGAGTCCGGTTTCTGGCGGCGCGTGCAGGACTGCTCAGTTTGCGACGGCGTCACGGGCTGGTGCGATCGAGGGCGCTCCATTTCGTTGTGGCAACTGCACGTCGGCTCGGGCGCGTGGCAGGGGTTCACGCGCGCCGAGGTGTGCAGCAACAACGACATCGCTGCGCGGTTGGCCCTGCGAATCCTGGAGCGGCACCGAAAGGCGTCACACCCGGCGAGCCTGTTTTTCGGCTACGCACGGGGGGCGCGCATCGGAGCCGGTCGCGAGATGTTCGACATCTTCTCAACCCTGATCCGCAAGGCCGGGATCGTGGTCACGTACCGCGACGGGTGCCTGCACGCGAGGTAGCAGATGAGTCCACCATCCCAGCCAGCCCTGTGCGAAGTGGCCCCGAACGCGCAGCCGTGCGGCGAGCTGATCGGCCTGCGTGAGAAGGTGCGCAAGCAGGAGCAGCGGATCAACGCCGCGCTCGATGGCAACGCCGACACCGCAACAGCGCTGCGCACCGTGGCCGATCGAGTCGGCGTCATGCGACCGGACGGCACCAGCACGCCTCACAGCTTGACCGCGGCCGTGCAGGCGAACACGAACGAGGTGCTGGAGCTGCGGCGCACGATCGAGCGGCAGTCCACGACCGACCCGCCTCCGCTGCTGGATACAGACGACGAGGACGTGGGCGTCATCACGCGCGTGGACATCCAGCGGCCGGTGCAGACCAGCAGGAGGCTCCGCGCGGCGAAGCGGCAACGCAACTGGATCGCGGTCGGAGCCGGGATCGGAGCGACGATCTTCGGCGTGATCGAAACCCTCAAGCTCTTGGGAGTGCTCAAATGAAACTGCTCGCCATGCTGATGATCGCCCTGTGCTGCTCGTGCGGAGGCGCATCCAATGTTGACCTCGTGGTGAGGGACGCAACCGTGTCCGCCAATAGCACCGCCAACACGATCGAGGTCATGCAGTCGCTCGCCTTGATCGTCTACCGCACCGAGCAGGAGCTGCAGGTTGCGGGCGCCAAGGACAAGGCCGATGCGCAGGCTCGCGTCAAGGTCGTGCGCGCCATGTGGGTATCGATCTGGGACGCGTTCAAGGCCGCACGCGCCGTCTACTCGAACCTCGTGCTGGTGCTCAATGCCAAGCCGCTCAACACAGCTGCGGTGCAGACCGAGGTCAACGCGCTCCAGCAACGCGTGACTGAACTGTCCGCGCTACTCGCTACCGCCCGATCCAGGGCAGGACTGGTGCAGTGATGGATCCCGCAACCGCAATCGCAATCATCCAGGCAATCGTCGCTGCGTACCCCGTTGTGAGCAAGGGCATCGAAGCCATCATCGCCGACGTGGCCGCAGCACGCGGGCTCGACCCGATCGCACTCACGAAGGCAATCACGGAGCCTGGGATCGCAGCCGTGGATGCGTCGGTCGATGCCGAGATCAACGCAAGGTTCCCAGGGTGATCCCGCTCGAATGCCACGAGGTCCACATGCGCGACGTGACCGGCGCGGACCTGATCGATCACCTGCACGACGATCACCGGGTCAGTATGATCCGCACGCTGCGGGGTGCTGCGGGAAGGCACTTGATCGCGCTGCTCGACTCGGCACCGGGCGATCCGATCTGCCACGACGCTGGCACGACGCGCGAATGCCTCGACTGGCTGCATGACCGATTGAGCGGCCGGGAGTCGAGGGCTAGGATGATGACGGTGCCGGACGGCAGCAACGAGGAAGGTGGGTTGTGATGTGGCGCTGGTGCTGGTTGAGGGTTAGGGTGTGGGGATGATCGATCGCATTTCTCTTCACAGCAACTACGACGGGCAGGGAACCGACTACGTGTCGTTCGTCTGCCCAGGATGCGCGGAACACCACTATCTGCCAGTCACGGGACAGCGCAAGTGGGGGTTCAATGGAGACCTGGTCAAGCCGACGTTGACGCCTTCGATCCTGTGCCGATATCACGCGTTCAACGAAACGACGGATGCCTACGACAAGCTCGAAAGCGTGTGTCATTCGTTCGTGACCGATGGGCAGATCCAGTTCCTCGGAGACTGCAGCCACGCACTCAAGGGGCAAACTGTGCCACTGCCGGAGCTGCCATGACCGACGCCATCGCCGACCATCTGCGGGAGCACTCGCGCGGAGCGTACGAGCGTCCGCTGTCGATCGGCGTTCCGCTCGTCGAGGTGTCCGCCGACACGACGGCGGCGGTGTTCGACGGGGTAGCGGTGATCAACGAAACGCCATGGCACCTCCAGCCCGAGCGCGAGCAGGAGCGACGGCACCGTGCCGCCGTGCGCGTCGAGCTCGTGCGCGACCTGCCCGATCCTCCGGAGCTGACCGCGGAGGACATCGATCGTCTGCGCGCGGAGTCGAGGGAATGGTGGCGAGCGTTCGAAGAGCGGACCGAGGGGATGGAGGTCAGCAGGTGATAGACGGATCAATCGCAGCAGGCGCTTTCATGGCTGGGACACTCGACCAGCAGCCGATCGATACGAGCGTAGTCGTGACCGATCTCGTCCGCATCGAACGCGGGCAGCACCTCGCCGTTTGCTGCTCCTGCGGTCGGCGCGGCGTCTACCTGCGCGACGGTGAGCCGAGGTGCCGGTACTGCGGGGAGAGGGGGATGACATGATCGACTTGTCCACACCCATGATCGAAATCGACCGACCGACGAACGCTGACGAGCTCGCAAGGTGCGTGGCGGCGATCGCGCTCAGCTGCGTGGGTCTGACCGGACGCGAGGCCACACGGCAGCGGTTCGGTTACCAGATCGGCCCGCGCGACGCGCCCGAGTCCGATCGAGCCGCGAACGCTGCCAGCCGGAGCGCGATCGTAGAGTGGCTGCGTCACCCCTACGGGCAGGGCGGGCCCAGCACGTGCGGCATGGTGGGCGAGTCCTTCCACGCCCAGCTCGGGGCTGGTGCTGCCACGCTCTACCGCGCATACGTCGCCGGCACCGCCGTCTCACGCGCCGTGAGCTACCTGCAGGCGATGCATGCCTGGACCGATGCGATGGCCCAGGGAGACATTGAGCCACGCCCGCAGCTGGGCTCGTACGTCGTGATCGGCTGCACGCGCCCCCAGGGTATGCCCATCGGAACGCCCTGGGACTTCGGCGGGATCGAGCACGTGCGCACCGTCGTGGGCTGGAATGACGACGTCATGGTCTCGGTCGATGGTGGCTGCGTGGACCCCGTCTCCGGGCTGCAGGCGGTCCACCTGGTGAGGTCGCGGCTCGTCCTACGCAGGGGTCATCCCTGGCTCGTGCAGGCCTTCGACAAGTCGGGCCAGGCCGTCGACCCGGCGAAGGCCTCAGGCAGGCGCATCCTCGGCTGGGGCGACCCGGGCCTGATGACCTGGCGCGACGATATGCGCAGAGTGCTGGTGCCGGAGGGGTGGGAGACCGTCGACAGCTGAGCGACCAGCCGCTACCCTCCCCCTGTGACCCGCCACGACTTCCACACCCTGACGATGCTCGTTGCAGCCATCACCGCCCAGCTGACCGTCTGGGTGCTGCAGGCGTGGGTGGGGTGATCAGACGGTCTTGATGTGCAGCAGCGGAAACGTCCTGGAGATAGGCCCCCAGAGCGAAAACCAGGGGAGATGAATCGGTGGAAGCGCCCTGAGTCGCCTCGCTCGGCCTTCCCTGGCAGCTCGCCTGATGCTCCGCGTGGACGGCTTGCGTGGGTTCATCCTACCTGCTCCTCGCCCGAGTTTACGCCCTGCAGCTCCGCCTCCACCAGCACCCGCTCGGCGGGGGTCATGCCGCAACCTCCCGGGCAAACATCGGCACCTCGGCTTCGATGCGTCGTCGCGCGATCTCGACGTATGCAGGATTTAGCTCGCACAGGATCGCGTTGCGTTGCTGCGCCGTTGCCTCGCATGCCACGGTGCCGGCGCCGCCGAACGGATCGAGCACGGTCCCGCCAATCGGACAGCCCGCTAGAATGCAGGGACGCGCAAGCGCTCGCGGCATGACGGCGAAGTGGGCTTCCTTGCAGCATTCGCTTGTGATTGTCCACACGCTGCGTGCGTTCTTGGTGTCCTTGACTGTCACCGTTGTTGTGGTGCCGTTGCCACTCGGCTTGACGCCAGCCCCCTTTGCCTGTCCACGGGACAGTGACTTGTCTCCAAGAGAGACGGATGTTCCTGCGTGAATCGAGGGTTCCGCAATCGAGGCAGCATCAAAATAGTATCGTGGCGACTTGCTCAGCAAGAACACCTGCTCGTGCGCCTTCGTTGGCCTGTCGGTGACGCTCTCGGGCATCGGGTTTGGCTTGCTCCAGATGATCTCGCTGCGCAGGTACCAGCCATCAGCGCGAAGGGCGAAAGCGAGCATCCACGGGATGCCGACTAGGTCTTTGGGTTTCAAATCGCCAACCACTTTGGACGTTTTCTGTTCACGGACACCCAACCGTCCAGCGGTTCGATCCAGGAATTGACTGTTTTTTCCCATACCTCCGCCAGCAGACGCAGCGTACGAATCCCCCACATTCAGCCAAAGCGTCCCGTCATCCCGCAGCACCCTGCGCACCTCGCGAAACACCGACACCATGCGCGCTACGTATTCGTCAGGCGTCTTCTCCAGTCCCAACTGTCCTTCACACCCGTAGTCGCGAAGACCCCAATATGGAGGGCTCGTAACGCAGCAATGCGCCGAGCCTGTCTCCAATGTCGGAAGCGTGTCCAAGCACGAGCCGGTTAGGATGCGATAGGTGTTCACGTCAATCTCCTCTCCCCGATGCGCCCGCACGCCATGCGCAGAATCCACCTCGCTCTACGGCCGAATGGGCGACCGGACAGGGGCTTGTCGACGCGGGCAATGAGCGAGCAGCACATTATCGAACTCCTGCGAGTAGCGGCTGACACGTGCCGTCCGCAAAGATTGAGTCGAGCATCACATCGGCTGTTGGTTCGTCTCCAGTCCACTTCTCGGGCCACGTTTTGGCCGCGATCAGCTCTTCGATGCGCGCTACTTCGGCCGTGTTGAGTATGTCGATGGCCGGCCGCCCAAGCCTCGACGCGGCCTGATTGACCTCGTCCTGGATTGCGCGCACCCGGGCGAGCGCCATCGTCCTGCCTTCGAGCGTGATCGGCCCCATGCGCTGTGGGTTCGACGCCGGAGTGCCGTCCTTGCGCAGCTCCAGGCCTCGCTTGCGAAGGCGCATTGCCGGTTTCCGCAGCTCACGCCAGAGCGGACGAAGCCCTCTGAGCGGAGCGAGGTAGCCCCACTGCGGCTGTGCGATCACAGAGTCCAGGGCGGTGTCGTGCTCGGCAAGCGGGCACCCGATGCACCCGGTGCGCGCGTTGATCTCTTCGGCTTCGTCGCCTCCGTATGCGTCTGCGATCTCGCGTGTGGACCAGTCGCCGAAGTCGGGCGACGGTGCCCAGTGCTTGAGCCACTCCCAAACGTGGCAGACCCTCCAATGCAGCAGCGGCGCGAGGGTGTCGCACAGCTCTTCGGGCATGGTCTCTTGGTACCAGCCCTGTCCACATTCCGCGCCGTTCTTCCCGCACGACATAGCGATCCTTCCGTCGCGAATCGCGCTCTCCCCCTGCCGGACGCCGGTCAGCAGCAGCACCTTTTCGCCACGGTCGCCGAACAGACGCTCCAGCTCCGCGGCCATCGGTTCGATCTTGATCTGCCTGGTGCACCAGCGAAACGTATTGTTGTTCGGTGGGGGCACGCCGCGCCCCAGGATGTAGACCAGGAAGCGCTTGTCGAGCGGTGCGACCGCAACGCGCGTATCGATGTCGCGCTCGGACAGTTCGGCGCGGATGCGCAGCGACGCGTGGTAGAGCGGAAGCAGCTCCAGGCGCGTGTCCGCGTAAAGGACCGCGAGCGTCTCAGGTCGCGTTATCTTGCCCGATTCGATCAGCCACACGACCAGGGTGAGCAACGTGGTCGAGTCCTTGCCACCGCTCCAGGCTATGGCCCAGTGCTTGTGCGTCGGGCCGTAAGCGTTCAGCGAGTCGGCGGTGAGCTGGATCGACTCGGTCATCTGGATGCGCGCACCACCGAAGAGCGAACCCTGCCGTTGCCCGTGCTGCGATGCCTCGATGATGTGCTCTATCTTCATTCAGTTCCACTCCCTGCTGGTTCGCCACCTGCACAACGCGGGCACCAGCATCATCATCGCGAGCTGCTCAGGGGCAGGCAGCGGCGTCAGGACCAGCTGCAGGCACTGGCCCCGGAGCAGGCGGGCGATGAGCAGCGAGACGTAGGCGCGGAGCATCACACCAGCACCGCGACCTTCCCGCACTTGCTGCAAAACCTCGGCCCGTGCCCCTTGTGGCGCCCAGACTGGATCACCTGCGACGTGTCGTAGGGCGCCTCGCAGCACGTGGAGACCCGGCGCCGCATGCAATCGAGCACGCGATCGAGGCGAGCCTTGTCCGCTGCGATCTCCTCCGGCGTGGGATCTCGGTACAGGTCGCAGCGGCCAACCTGAACCTGGCCAGCGAGCGTCAGGCACGGCCATCCACGACGGGGCTCGTCGACCCTGACAGCGCGATACTTCACGCCAGCCTTGCACGCGTCGTTGTGGATGCCGGTGAAGTGGATGCATTTGCCGTGTTTGAACATCACAGCTCCCCCATGGGCAGTGGCGATCGCCCCATCGCTCGCCTGAGTTTCCCGCCCTGGGCCACGACGCGGCCGAGTGCATCGATGCACCGCTCGCAGATCAGGTAGTGTGCAGCATCGGTGCGCCCGTGCCGGTAGATTGCCACGTAGGCGGTCGACTGCTTCGTGAGCCGCTGGCAGCAGCTGCAGTGCGTGTCCGTCTTGGTGCAGGCTTCGAAGATGAGTTTGGGTTTGGGCATGTCATACTCCTGGCAGCGTCCCTTGTCCGCGCGCCTTTCGATGCTTGTCCGCGTGAGGGCAGGTAGCAAAATGCGACGTGTGAGTCCCCGTGCCCGGGTCGACGTACACGGCAGTCGGCTCCTGGCCCTCGAGCACGAGGTTGCCGGCTTCGGTGGTCCGGGCGTCGACGGGCATCTTCTTGCCGTGCCCGGTCTCGCACCAGATGATTGCGGCGCCGCATGAGCGGCAGCGGGATGGGGTGTTCATGGCGTTCCCTCCGGCGGTGTCAGTTCCGCCCAGTACTCCGGCTCCTCGCAGCTCTCGCCGTACTGCAGGCTCCAGCTGTAGCCGTGCCCGTCGCAGTCGTGGACCTCGTATATCCCGTAGCCGTCATCCTCGGTCCAGCCGAGCACGACCGCGTCGGAGGGAGGGTTCTGTTCGGATGTGAGGCACCAGCGGATCATCGAAACACCTCGTCTGGCACGGGAAAGCAGCTCATGACGCCGCGCCACCTGGTGGGCTTGCATGGTCGGACGTCCGTTAGCACGTAGTAATTCGCGTGGTCCGACTCGATGCTGAACCACCGAGAGACCGTCGTCTGGCTCATGATACCCGCTGCCCGCTCGTAGATGGCCAGCACCGTCTGCTGCGGAGTCGGCATCGCCGACACGCGCGCAACGACACGTGCGCTCGCGAACACATGCCCCATCGGCGGCGGCTCGATGTTCCGCAGCGGGGGCAGCAGCGTCGCGAGCACGAGCGCCGTCCGCAGATTGACGTTGTCCCCTCCCTGCGTCGAGCACTGCAGCCCAAGAAGCTTGTCGTCCCACGGGTGATGTTTGCCGATGACACCGCAGCGGCTCGCAAGCAGCGCGTGGGCAATGGGCAGGCGCAGGCTGATCGTTCTCACGGCCGCCTCCCATCGATCGGACTGCCATCTAGCACCCACGTCCGACCGTCCTCGGGCGCGTGCCCGGTGATGGGTTTGGCTGGCTCACGCTCGACCGGCCGCAGCTGCTCCCTCACCTGGCGCTCGACGTCGGAGGGGACGCGCCAGATCCCGAGCATCCCCTTGCACCGGACTGCCGTCTTGAGCCGCCGAACGCTATCGAGCAGCAGCCCGCTCTGGTCCTGATCCCACCACGGCTGGGCGTGCGCCGGACACCGCTGTAGCGTGTCGGCGTAGCTCTCGCCCACCTGGCGGGCCGCGATGCAATCGGCCACGTTGACCACGCACACGATCGACCCGAGCGGATAGTGCTGATACGGCGGCACCTCTCCGGGCAGCCCGCATGAGATCAGGAAGTCGACGCAGTCCTCGTGCTCGGCGCGGGACACGGACTGCGACGCGTGGATCGCCAGCTCGCCGCGGAAGCTCGACATGAGCCAGTTGCGCCGGTTCTCGATCGGCTTGTAGCCGTGCGCGATCAGCCATGCCCATGGTTGGCGAACGCTCAGAGCCTTCACGGCGTGGCCTCCTGCTTCTTCGCCTTGCCTTTGCGCGCCTTGCTCTTCGGCTGCATGCACGTGCTGCAGTGATCGGGTGCCGGAGCCTCGCGCATCAGGTCCCATCCCGTTCGTGGGTTGAGCAGCGTTGTCACGACGTCCTGATCGTGATCGCCGTTCTCGTTCTCGTACAGGATCATCGCGGGCGTGCTTCCCGTCACCTGATTGACCAGCTGCAGCTCGCCGCACCCGTCCAGCCATACCTGTCCCTTGAGCACCTGGTCAGGCCTGGGCAGCGGCTTACCAAGGGCGTCAATCCCCTTGGCCCACGCGGGGCGCGCGTCCGCATCGTCCTGCTTCCCCGCCACGGCTGCGACAGTGGCGTCGACCGCGGCCTGGCTCGGCTGCTCGGCCTTTGCCGCCCGGATCGCTCTCATCCCTTGGATGTACAGCTCCTCGCTCAGCATGCGATCGGTCGCGTCGTTGGCGCAGTCGGCGCACAGGGCCGGGTAGTCGTCGGCGCCGCCGCTCTCGAGCGGGACATCGCGATCGCAAGCCGGGCAGTGGAACGACTCGCCCGACTCCTCGATAGCCTCCTTGTTGAGCTTCTCATTGACCCCGGGAAGACACGCGCTGCACAGCTCCCCGAGCTGCTCGGGGTCGGGCACCCACTGGCAGCCGCCGGGGCAAGGCGTGTGCTCGGTGCACCCGCACAGGCGGCAAGCTACGTCCTCGCCCAGGGGGTCATCATCACCAGGACCGTCGCCGGCGTCGAGGTCCTCTTCAGCGAGGGCATCACTCTCCTCGATGTCGTCGGGTGCAGCCGCAATCCCGTACAGCTTGCACGCTGACACGCGGTTCTCCGGACGGTAGCCGCAGCAGAGCAATTCAACCACCAGGCCTCGGAGCTGCTGCGCATTCATCTCCTCGGATGCGGCAACGACCGCGCGGGTTGACGACCCGAACTTCTTCGAGTCAAATTCGATCCCTCTGCGCTTCGCGACGTCCTGTGCATAACCGTTCTCCGCGGCCGCGCCCGCGAGCCATCGCCAGAAGTCGAGATCGGGCTGCGTCTGCTCGGCCTTCGCGATGAGAAGCGCCATCCGGGCTCGAGCGGATTCGTCGCGCTTCGCCTGCTCCGCCTTGCGCTTCTTCTTGTCTTCCGCCCAGCGCTGCTCGCTCTTCGACGGCTTGCGCTTTGGTTCGAGTTTCTTGGCGATAGACTGCGGGATGAGTTCGACGATGTCGCCGCTTGGAGTGCGCGCGAGCACGACCTTGCTGCGGTCGAGAGTCTTGCCGGCAATCTGTGCGTACGTTCTGCGCTTGCTATCGTCGTAACACTGGCTTGATAGCGCCACGAATCCCTTCTGGGGACTATCGCCGTACGGGAAGACCTCCTTGGTCTCTGCCTGGCTGAGGACGCGCTGGCCATTGGCTTTCGCCTCTCGCTGCAGTAGCTTCCAGTGCGCGTCTGTCTTCTTCGCGAAACAGCCCGGCTCAGTGCATACGTCTGGACTCTTCACGTCGTCAAACAGCTCAGGCTGGGCTCCGGTTCTGTGAGAGCAGGTCGTGCATGCGCCGCTGCCAGCCACCAGATCGACACTCTTGCGATCGAACGGCGCGTCGGACAATTTGCACATGAAGTGCCGCTGCACAATCTCCACCGCCCGCCGGAATGTCACAGGCTCACCGTCGTAACCTTCAGACGTGAGCCTCTTGAGAGCATCGCGCTGCAGCTTCGCATCCGGGATGCGCGCCACCAGCAGAGCCGTCGAGGGATTTAGCTTCCCCCCGAGGAAGGCTTTGCGCCCCTCCCCGCAAAGGTCGCAGAGCTTCAACCGGGCGAACACATGACTGCGGGACTTGCCGATCTTCGCGGCCAGATCCTCAGCCGAATAGCCATGCTCCTCATGCAGGACGCGGAACCCGTCCGCTTCCTCGAGGGGGTGGATGTCATCCCTTTTGCTGTTCTCGACCAGCTGGATCTCGATCACAGCCGCGTCGTCGATCTCGCGCACCATCGAGGGGATCGACTTCAGGCCAGCGCGTTTCGCGCCCCGATATCGCCGCGCTCCGAACACGAGCTCGAACCGCTTCCCCTTCGGACGGCAGAGAACAGGTTGGAGTACTCCTCGGACCTTGAAGTCGGCCGCGAGCTCGTCGATGTCCCGGAACGTCTTGCGCGGGTTCGTCGGACTCTCATCCACGCGGTCGAGCGCGAGCTGCTGGACGTCGTAGGACGCAGGCGACGGCGCGACTGCGGGCTTGGTGGGCTTCTTGGGTGCAGGCTTCTTGGTGGCCATGATCAGGGCTCCGGCTCGAAGTAAGAATCGTGTCCGCGCGCGTCCGTCCCGAGGGTGTTGGGCTCGGGATCGGTCCGCTCGTCGTCATCATCGTCCGTGTCGACCTGGTGATCGTCACCGTCTTGCACAGGAGTCGGTGCGGCCTGGAACTTCTCGCACGTCTCGCCCCTTGCTCGTCGGATCCCGATCTTGCACGGGCCGTAATAGGTGCCGCTGTAGTGCCCGCACTTGCGGCAATCCGTCTTGCACTCGTTGCAGGTGACACACGGAGGATCGCTGTACTCCGTCTCCCCCCACTGCAGCTTGCGGATGCGACGACCGCAGCCTTCGCAGCACAGCGACTTGTCCGGCCTCAGCTCCTTGAGCGCATCTTCCAGTGCGATCGGCGTGATTGTGTAGATCGACTTCCCGCCGAACGGGATGATGCTACCATACTCCCCGCTGGCCAGCAGCACTTGGACCTCACCCAGGCGCGAGCCGTAGCGGTCGATCTCCCGGATGCGCCCGAGGTAGCTCCGGTGCCCCATCAGCTCGACACGCGCGTGGCCGGTCCAGGGGGGATCAGCTTGCGCGGAATATGCTTCGACGCGCTTGGTGTGGTCCTCGACCGCTCGGTCGGCGCTCTCGACTGCGATCTTGGACACCGCGTCGGGTTCGAGGCCTCCACTGTCCGTCCGAAACGCGTGCAGCCCTGTCACGCTTGCGCAGTACGCCTGCCACCATCGATCGATATCGCTCAACATGCTGTTCCTCCTATTCGCCAATCACGTCTCGGTGTCTGGAACGTATTGCTCGCCTAGCAACCCGAACGTTGACGCAACCACGTTGCGCGCAGTCAACTCCTGTGACGGCCCGAGTTGCCCATCGGCATAGAGTGGGCGCCCCTCGTGATGTCCTTTGAGCCAGTACGACTTCACCGTACCGTCGCGCTCTGGCGTTGAGTTCTCCACACGCACCATCACGAGCGGGGTGTCACCGGGTCGATCGATCCGGTAGAGCTTCCCACACTTGTCCTCGTGGATAAGCGTTCCCCCGCTCTCTTCGATGTACCTACCCTCGCCAAACCGCGACATCATGACTCGGCGGATCTCCGCGTTCGGCTCGTTTCGGATTCGATCCACCGTGATCGACTCCGGTCGCTCGAACACGTCAGCGGGCACGTCGACCCCGTGCACTGTATAGACCCTCCATCCATCTCTCCACGCGATCTGCGGCCCTGTATCAGAGTGCGCTCGGTTCTGCGCGTCGCGGCCAACAACAGTTGGGAAGTCGCTTACGATCCAAAATTTTTCGTGCATGTAGCGAGGCCCACCGTGCTCTGCGGCGGCTTGGTAATGGCGAAACTTCTCGTATATTGGGAGCTTGAGTCTGACAACGTCTTTGAAAAACGACAGGTACGAAACCCAGCCCCCCCACTGGTTTCCGCCGTTGCGCATCCGATAGTGGTATTGGGTGCAACGTACAAGAAACCGAACAATCGGAGCGATATCCGCGCCTCTGGTGGCGTCTGCGGTGGCGCTGTAGGTGGCGCTGTCGGTGGCGCCTCTGGTGGCGCTGTCGGTGGCGTCTGCGGTGGCGCTGTAGGTGGCGCCTCTGGTGGCG